ATGGTAGCAAACGTGTTATACAGGTGTAAGTTTATTTTTTGGAAGATAGTAGTGCCTGATACTTTATATATTATTGGAAATGGTTTTGACCTTCATCATGGAATGCAAACGAGTTACGAAAGCTTTAAGTTGTACTTGCAGAGAAAGCATGGGTTTGTTTTCGATACTGTTGAAAAATTTTTAAGTATCGATGAAAAGTGGTCAGATTTTGAAGAAGCATTAGGTAACTTAGATGTTGATCTCTTAGAAGATGATGCATTAAATTGTTTATCATCATATGGTGATGATGACTGGAGTGATTCAGGACACCATGACTATGAATATGAACTTACCAAAAATGTAGGAGCATTGTCGTCTGAGCTATATGAATGTTTTTGCGAGTGGATAAATACGGTTAATATACCTAATAACCCAACGCTTCTCAGTTTAAAATCACATGCACGTTTTCTAACATTTAACTATACACAAACGTTGATGGGATTGTATAACATTCCCAAATCAAATGTGTTACACATACACGGTTCAATTGATGAACCAGCCAACGAGATTGTCCTTGGGCATGGATGGGCTCCTGAAGATAGAACTCAGCTAACAACTTACATAGATGAAAATACAGACACTAGAATTGCTTCTGGCTATCAAATCGTAGATGAATACTTTAGCCATACTTATAAATCCACAAGTAGTGTTCTAAGAAAAAATGAGCGATTTTTCGCTAGTTTATCGGGCTTGAGAGATATTTATATACTTGGACATTCAATGTCATCTGTGGACTTTGAGTATTTCAGAATAATTGCTATTCAGGTTAACTTTGATACAAATTGGTATATTAGTTTTTATAAGCTAGAAGACAAAGTCAGATTATCTCAGGTAGCAATGAAGTTAGGGATTTCCGAGAGCAATGTGCACTTTATTAAAATGGAAGATATAAAATAAACTTAACAGATAAGGATATGTGTCGCGCAGCCGACACCTATCCTAAGTGTTGGATAAGCCCAAGCCACCTTATATAAGTAAATATTAGAAATATAATGAAGGGTGATGCCGAAAGAAGCTGAACATGCCCCTTATTTTTCCTAATACCTACAGCCTAAATAGAACAAACCTTAAACACGTTTCTGTCCACAAATGAGCTAGAGTTTACGCTATAACATCAACGCAAAAAGCCCTCACTTCAAATTAGGAGGGCTTTTTGCTATTGATCACTCTTAGTCTGATTAATACTTTTCAGATTAAGTGGTGGCACCATATCAACTTTACGATCATAGGTATTAACTTGAGCGAACTCTTTATGACCAGAGAAGCGTTGTTTGTCTGCCATTGTTCCTTCGTAATCTGAAATACCTTTAGCTTTTAAATCATGAAATGTGAAATCAGTATTGATGCCATATTCTAAAGCGGCTTTCTTTTTTGCGGTTTGCCAATAATCTTGTAGTGAACGATCGTGAACCTTTTGACCATTAGGGCGACGAAGTACAAAGTTAGTTTGTTTTTCAGCTAACGTTTCAGATAGTGCAATTGCTTCACGTAAGCGTGGTGACCACATCTTGATTTGTTTTTTGCCAGTTTTAGACTGAGTAATGAAAATACCATCATCTAATAAATGTGAGTACTCAAGCTTTAATATGTCACCTTTACGAGCTGCACATAAATAGGCCAGTTCCATTGCAACTTTGGTGATGGCATTAGCGCATTGGTAAACAGCAAGATACTCTTCATCTGTAATATAACGATCACGTTGATTGACTGAAAACTTTCTTACTCCACGACATGGATTTTTATTTATCTTGCCACGTTCGTATGACCACTGCATAACTTTGGAAAGTAATGAAAAGTCATTATTTGCCGTTGATATTGAATGTTCACCACGTTTATCCATAAATGCCCGAATATGTTTAGGTAATAAAGCGTTAGGATTCATGTTACCAAACACTTTTATTAATATTGGTACTCGTGCCAAATTAGAACGCTGTGTTGATGCTGCAAGTGCTTTAAATTGCGGTGAATCAAAATATTCATGAAATAATTCAGCGGTATTTCTTCTATGTTTATTAATCAGCTTTTCATACTCAAGCCATACTAATGACAGAGGGGATTCAATAGGGCATATAGCAATTGAGCCACCTGATTTAGGATGCCAACGGTATTTTTTACCATGAGCATAAACACGAGGTGGTAGTTTACGATCGCCTTTGTTATTACGTTCTCTCATGTTAATGCCTCTAAGTTAAAGCCATCATTATTATTGCTGTGTGAAGCTGGATGGTTAATGTGATACCAGGTTGTTCTTATACGACCATCTTTCCCTTCAACATAAAAGATGCCGTGGCTTCTTAAACACGAAGCTTGATCTGCAGCGCGGCTATAACCTGTTAGTTCTACTAATTCAGGGGAGGTAATAATTAGATTCTGCATGATTAAATCCTTTCATTTGATTGCAGATAAAGATGAGTTTCTTAATTAGCACTTCCTTCGGTATATATTTCAGCTACCGCATTACTATATCCAGACCAATTATCAACACCTGCATTTTCTAGTGCAGTCAAAATAGCATCACGTTTACGAAGATAATTCGCTTCTTTAGTTGTCATCTTAACCATAGGTACCGCTTTGATTTCTGATGTTTCTATTTGATGGGCTAATGTAGTTGGTAAAAGTGCAGCTTTGCCTTTTTCAAGTGCATGGGCAATCACATCACTTTGCTTACTTTCTTCGCTAGCGGGTAGTATTTCCTGTTTAGCCTCAACCTTTGCTTGTGCTTTAGCATCGGCTTCTATCTGCATTTGTTGGCGTTCTTGTTCTAATCGAATATCTTCTGCAGCTTTATGATCAGCAATTCGAGTTTTAACAAGTGCACTAAAGTCGTCGGTATCTTTGAAGCAAATTGCCGCCCAGTCATTAAATAAGAATTGGTACTCAGCATGTGTCGATAGGGTGGCGTAGTTTTCCTTTGCTTTGTTAGCTAAAAGGTCTGCTTCTACAAGAGCTTGTGCAGCAGCAGTATCTGCAGCTTCTTCCAGTGATTGAACAGTCTTTTTACCTTTGATTGCATTAAGTACTGATACTGTAGATGTTGGCATTGGGGCTTTGATTTCTAAGGATAACGTATTGAGATGTTGTTGAATTTTAGCGTTGGCATCGTTAAGAATACCTTTGCGAATTTCATCCTTGCGACTCTTCACTTGTTTATCTGCAGTTAATCGCGCTTGGCGAATTTGTTCACTGATAAACTTCAATTCTTTAATGAAAGCATCAATGCTTTGAACTTCACCAAGCACTTGCTCTGATAGTGCTTTTAGTTTGTCCTCTGCACCTTTGAATAGTTTGACAAGCTGCTCTGCATCAGCAAACTCTTGGTCAGTTTTAATGGGGAGTTTTGATTTTTCAATCAGTGCCATGGTAGCTTGTTTGAAAATATCAAAGTTACTGTTAAGTGTTAGACCATCCATTTTGTAAGTTAAAGCGGGTAGGTCACGGATAGGCTCTGCTTCAAGAATAATGACTTCTTCTTTTTGCTCATAATTAGCTAAGTCCTTTTGGAATTGCAGCCAACCGGCAATAAGCTGTTCGCGGCGCTCTGGTACAGAAACATACTCGCAAGACGCAAAGTTTTCACTTGTACCGTCTGAACAAACAAAGATGGTTTTCTCAGCACCTGAAACTAAAAGTTGTTGTTCTAACTGCCAGTAGTAGTGCGGTTCTAAGTCATTAGCCAGCACTCGCTCATATAAACCTTGATTAAACAACTTATGTTCAAACACCATATCTTCCATCATGGTGATACCATCGAATGAAGCTAGCATCCAGTCGTATTCATTGCTGATTGCTGTTGCTGGAAATAACTCTTCATCAATAATTTTTTCTACGAGTGGACGAGCACTATCTTCTGCGGCATGGCCACGGGCGAAGATCTTCTCTTGAAAGCTATTCACTTCAGGTTGTTCACCTGTTGCTTTTTGTTTAAGTAGGGCATCACGACTTTGATATTTTGATGCACCCATCATGGCGCTAGATTCTGAAGCTGTAAATTTAGTGGCTCGTAGCGCGTGCCATTGCTGAGTTCCTTGGGTGACATTGATAATTTTCATTACATTTCCTCCGCTTCACAATTGATGAGTGCTTGTTTTTGAGGTTCAGTTAATTGGCCTTTACTTTCAATCATGGCGATCAACTGTTCAGCTGTTTTCTTACCGGACTGAATGACGGATGACCACTTGGTGTAATTGAGTTCAAACTGATCGACAGGATAGTGTTTTATGGCTGGTTGTTGTGGGGTGATATCTTTTTCTGATGGTACAAACTCTTTGCCTTCCATTTCTTCTGCGGTAGGAGCTTGCCCTATATCAGGCCATGCTTTACGTAGTGCTTGCGCCTCTGCACATTTGGCTAACTGAGCATAAGGGCGTTTTTTCCACATTGCATTAGGTGTTGTTGTATAACGACTTGCAGATGCGTAGTTTTCTAGCCAATATTCTTTGGCACTGAATGTCACTAAGCGATCGCCAACGAGTTTATAAACCGTATATTTACACCATTCTGGGAATTGGTATTCACTTGTGCTTTTATCATCACCGAGTGTTGTTGTTATTAGTGGTCCAAACTCAGGTTCATCAGCACCAGCATAGGTTCCACTGCGGTCTGCTTGAATACGGTAAAGACCAATTCCAGGCATGACAACGTCTCTATATTCGTAGATATCTTTGCCATTATGGTCTTTTTGGCTAGTTTTAACGCTCATTGGAACAAGGTGGACGGGTTTCAGTAAAATATCTAAATGACGTGATAAGCAGTAATCCACTGCCATTAATATTGATTCATCACGCGCGCCCGGGAATACGCTATTTTGTAAGGCTCCCCATGTTGATTGATCAATGCCGCGTTGTGCGACTGCGGGATATTGCTGCTCGAAAGGAACAGTCGATTGAGTGTTCATTGTTATTACCTTTAGGTTATACATTTTCAAAGTGCTCTCGAGTAAGTAAGGGCACTTTATGAATGGGTTATAAACCTGCGAGTACAAGTTGAAGTTCTTTTCTATGCTCCTTATATTCAGCGTGAAAGATTTTTAAAATAGTGACTTCATGTTCATTAAAGAACTCTTCAAAGATATCTTTAGCAAACTCTTGAAACCCCATTAAGGTAAGTAGGGTATTGCTTGAACTGCAGTCTGCTGTGATAAGAAACTTAACCATCGCATTGGCTAATTTCCCATCGTGAGCTTCAAAGTAAAAGGTGGTGAAATCATCGACAGATAGGCCGCAAAACTCGTGGTTATTGAGGATTAGATGTTTACCCGTGGCTAGAAATTTCTCTAGTGCATCAGCTTCTTGGGGGGAAACTTGATTAAAAATGTTTTTCATAAGATACTCTCCTTAGGTGATGGGTTTTCATTAGATGCTCTCATCTGTGAGTGGGTTTTCATTTGATGCTATTGATTGGTTTTCTTATGTTCTTGCTCTGACTGCGATGTTGTAAGACATTCGGTCGTTACCTTTAGGCGGCATTCTTGGTCGTTTGCCGCCACGGCGCTAATTTTCTTGGTCGTAATTAGTGCCCAAATCAACCCTGTCAGAAATGGCAGGGTTTTTTTGTATCCATAGAAGTATTGATTAGGTTGTTTTTTATTCTTTATTGGTATGTTATGCTTAAAATTTACCCATATGAAGGGTGGTGAGTATATTCATAATATTAAAGAGCAAGAGGCAGTAGTTGTGTAAGGATTTCGTCTACCTAATGCACTTAATGTATGTTTTTCTACATATGAGTGTCAATGCTTTTATGTATGTTTCCCTACTTAAGTTAGTTTTATTACATAGAAGAATATAAAAAAGTCAGTATTTCTACTGACTTATGAATTTTATACGAGTGCTGATTTTTATAGAGGTTTTACGTGGGCAACAACAGTACCAATAATCTGACAATTATTATTAATTTTTAAATACTTTAGTTCTGGTGGATAGTCTGGATTGATTGCTTTTAATAACTTTTGATTATCAAGAATCTGAAGTTGTTTAAAAGTAACTTCTTGATATTCTGAGATCGCTGCAATTATATACTTTCCGCTGATAGCTTCAATTTGGTTAGGATCAACGTAGATTAAATCTCCTTCTTCAAATTTTGGTGACATTGAATCACCGCGTACAGTCAGTATGTATGTATTAGGACCACTTTTAACTGGTGATGGGTAGAACGAATATTCGTCAGGCTCTGATAGGTGTTCTATTGATGTAAAGTTACCAGCTTGCTCCCATGAGATTACAGGGCACATGAGTCCTTGTATCGGAACTAATTCAACATTGCTATCGGCGATTTTTTCAACACTTCCTTTGCCGTTTACTAGCCATTCCGCGTTACATTTAAGAATTTGTATAACAGCGAGTAATACTCGATCTTTCATGCTTTGTTGATTTCCAAGTTCTATGTTGCTAACCGTTACTCGATTAAATTTATCACTCGTTAATAATCGTGATACTTCTTTAGCAACTTCTTCTTGGGTTAGACCTAATACTTCTCGTCGATATTTAAAACGATCGCCTAACTCCATTGATTAACACTCGTTTGTGATTTCATATTCTTAAACAATAGCATATCTCTACGTAGGTTTATTTACGTTAAATATCTTGCTAGTGGGTGTAGAAAAGATTACATTTCTAATTGGAGGTAAGTAATGGACCCTTTATTTTTAATACTTTTAGACGTTTTTAAAACTGAAAAAGTCATCGCAAGTACTTTTGGTTTAGAGCGTGCTAGTCATTTCAAAAAGAAAGTCCCTGAGAAAATAGCTTTGTTATGCCATTTAAGCGAGGACATTCCGTATATCTATAATCCCAGCAACTATGGACGGCATCGAAAGGGCCTGAAATTAAATTTAGAAACGACCAAAAAGGTAATGACCAACGACTCAATTAAATGAGTTTGAAACACAGATATTAACCACGATAGCTGAGCGTCGTAGGATCGGCAAAGTAACTAAGAATTTATTGCAGCTAGGAACCGATCCAACACGAGTTAACGCCACTTTATTTCATCGTCAGTAGTTACCGCAAAAATTGGAGAATATGTATGACTATCATCCGTTCAGAGCGCCGTAATCGATTCACGACAATTAGCAATTCGGTGTTTGCTAATAATCAATTGTCATTTCAAGCCATGGGTATGTTGTCTTACATATTATCTAAACCTGATAACTGGAGAGTGTCGCCAGCACAGTTAATTACTGTCACTAAAAACACCGCTAAAAAGACGGCTAGAGATGGTGTTTATGCCATTTTAAAAGAGCTTCGCGAAGTCGGTTTTATTGTCCGTAAAAAGCTATCTACAGGTGAAACAAATTATATTGTTTATGATGTGCCAGTAGGGAGTAAGTCATTTAAAAATAAAGAGAATAATAATTCTAAGTCCAATGATTTTGAATCTGATATACCAAAGAAAGAACAGTATAAACCTGATACGGTCAGACCTGATGCGGATGAACCTAATCTTTCTAAACCGACACTAATAAAGACTGATATTAAACAAGAACTGAATAATAACAAAGTAGATCTATTGTCGAGCAAGCACGACGATACCAAACCCATCGATAAATATTCTGATTCTGCTAAGCAAGTCATCCAACACTTGAATGCAGTCACAGGAAGCAAGTTCCAATGCTGTAAATCCAATATCAGTCATATCAACGGTCGCTTAAACGACGGATATACCATTGAAGAGCTGTGCTTAGTCATTTCCCAAAAGCAAATCGAATGGGGCAGTGATGGAAAAATGGCTCAGTACATACGACCAAGCACGCTGTTCAAGCCAAGTAAGTTTTCGGGGTACTTGCAAGTAGCCAAGCTCTTAGAACGGAATCCTGGTAGCAGACCTGTCATGCCAGCTGATTTTGATGATATCTCTTGGGCTAAAAACCTCGGAATATAACGACTTAGGTATCGACTAATGAATACAATCACAGAAGTAATTTCGCATGCGCAAGGACCAAGACAATCGGAGGAAGAAACAGACTTAAATGATTTTGCAGCGCGAAGCATTAATCGAATATTCAGAGAGTTATGCAATGTTTATCCTAATTGGAGGCTCTGTTTTCGTAATAATGACCAGCTCAATTTAGCCAAGGCGAGTTTTGCTAAGGGCATGATAGAAAATGGTGTTGTTAACATTGCGCAAGTACAACGCGGCCTGTCACAAGCACGTAGACAAGAATCTGATTTCTTTCCAAGCGTGGGCAAATTTTGTAGTTGGTGCAAAGGGGAGCTTGAGTGGCAGAGTGCCTTTCGCCGCATGTTAAATCGTATGCCTGTGCAAAGTTTAGCTGAAAAAAGGGCACGTCAGGCAACGTCGTGGGCCATTCGCAACAGGCTATCAGCATCTGAGGCTGAGAATAAATTCAAGCGGGCTTTTGAGAAATATCAAGGTCTCGAAGAGCAAGGTTTATTAACTGAACTCGTGCAGCTGCCATCACGTAGTTGTGTGACTGAATTTGATAAACAACGTAACTCGACAACAGTGCGACCAGAGCAGTTTAAAGCTAATTCAGTATTTGCTCGTATTGCACGAAAAGGAGCAAATTATGAGTAAATTTACTGAGTCAGAGCGTGCAGCAATGGCAGAAGAATTGGCGATTAATGGTTTTAATTCATTGCTACGTTTGATTGTTCTTCACGATAAAAATATCCCTGATGTGACGAGAGCAAAATACAAAGTAGGAACCTATTGTTGTGCCAGTGGTAGCGCCATTAAATCATGGTCGAAACATGGTTTACGTGGAGTGTATGTCGAGCGGGCATTAGAGTTTGCAGCGTGTTATCGACTCTCAATCAAAGCCCATCAGCTACAGCCAACGGAGGCAATTGTCGAGCAGTGGCTTGAGTACGATTACAACCTGGTTAAATCTGGTAGAGCGAAAGCCAGCACGTTTAATGGCTGGGATATTGCGGCTCGAGGGGTGATAGGTAAACCGTCAATCAAAACAGCAAATTTTGAGTGCTCAATGAGTGTAGGGGAGATGTAGTGATGAATATTTCAGTAATGCAAAACCATGAGCTAAATATGAGCTCGCTAGATTTTTTGAATGATTATATTAATCCTGCACGTATTGCAGCAAACGAGAGTGAAGTCCGAAATAATGATTTTAATAAGAAAATTATTGATGAATGTGATGACTTGGTGACGTACGAAAAAATCGTACGTGGCAATACAGTTAAATATTTTGAACTTACATACGACCAGATGATGCTCATTGGTATGCGTGAATCAAAAGCTGTTCGTAAAAACGTATTAGTTAAACTAAGAGAGCTATCACAGCCAAGTTCTATGCTGCCAGCATCATTTGCTGATGCATTACAACTCGCCGCTGACCAAGCAAGACAAATTGAAACCCAAAACATGCAACTCATGCTGAATGCCCCCAAAGTGGATTTTGCCGAGCGTATCGCCAAAGTAGATTGTGGTATGACATTGGGTAAGTTTGCTAAAGCTGTGAACTTAGGCCCCCGTAAAATCTTCGCTGTTCTACGTGATATGAAAATACTAATCAGTGGCTGCCAAGGCTATAACTTGCCGATGCAGCAATACATTGAGAATGGTTGCTTTGTTGTGCGCCAAAGTACCTATGGGCCTGAAAATGACCGTATTGCTAATACCACATTGATTACAGGCAAAGGTGAACTGTGGCTCACTAAGAAGCTTATTAAAGCCGGTGTACTTAAGGCGGTAGCCGTATGACTAGTCGAGAGATTCGTATTATTGGCGCTGACACGTTTGATAAGCGTGTCGCTGCAATTGCTGCTATCGAGAAACACGGTGAACGTTCTGGTCATGTTATCCATAAAGTGAAATCTGGCGGTGTATGGCACTCAATAGAAGTTCATGTATTTAAGTGTGTCATCGCCGAAATTGTCACTAAGCGTGCGTTTAAGCTGCAAGGTGCGCAAGCGAGCTGTTTCATCAATGGCTAAGATAGCGCTGGTCAAAACGCAAGGCGGGGCATTAGTCCCGCTTACTGATGATGATAAGAACTTCATCGATAAAAAACGCGTAGGGACGGTGCTCGAATGTGACTTTAAAACGTTACGCAATCCAATGTTTCATCGTAAATATTTTGCGTTATTGAACTTAGGTTTTGATTATTGGAATCCAACAGGAGGAACAATATCACCCGCAGAACGAGGGCTATTGATGCGCTTTGTTCGGATGCTGGCGCAATACGGTGGGGAACAACAAACACTGCAAGATATGGCGAGTGGCTATTTAGACCATCTATCAGCACATAGAGCGCAACTTGAAACTGAAAAGTCATTTGAAGCGTATCGAAAATGGGTGATTGTTGAAGCTGGTTGGTATGACCAAGTTGTATTGCCTAATGGTTCTATTCGCAGAGAGGCCAAGAGTATTCGGTTTGCCAAAATGGATGATGTTGAGTTCAGTGAGTTATATCAAGCATCGTTCGGGGTGTTGTGGAATAGCATTTTGAATAGTTACTTTGATGATGAGCAAGAAGTGGAGTTGGCTGTTAATCGGTTGTTGGGATATTTGTGATGAAGGTTCTGGTCACTGTAACTCTTTCTAAGCCGCCTATGTGGCGGGATACTTTCAGGTGGTCGCTTTGTTACGATCATCTTTCTTCTAAGCCACCTATGTGGTGGGACACCTACTGGTCAGGGGTAAATGACTCACCACGCTCTTTTAAGCCGCCTCTGTGGCGGGACACCAATCACAAAAGACTCAACACAGGCGAATTGGCTTCTAAGCCGCCTATGTGGCGGGACACTTTGAGCGCCAACAATCGTCAAGGAAACATCACTTCTAAGCCATCTATGTGGTGGGACACCTACTGGTCAGGGGTACATGACTCACCACGCTCTTTTAAGCCGCCGATGTGGCGGAACACCGCGATTACGCGGTAATTCTCCGGTTATTGTGCTTCTAAGCCGCCTATGCGGCGGGACACGCGGCACTCGACAAAAACGAACTCAAACAACACTTCTAAGCCGCCTATGTGGCGGGACACGTATGAAAGTGGTAAGGGTTCACGCCAAAGTACTTCTAAGCCGCCGATGTGGCGGGACACCTATAGCAAATCAATTCAATCCCAATCAAGCTCTTCTAAGCCGCCTATGTGGCGGGACACAAGTAAATGAAATAACGGTGACGAATGTTGTCCTTTTAAGCCGCCTATGTGGCGGGACACACATCAGTGTTTTTAGGTCGTCAGTTGCATCACTTCTAAGCCGCCTATGTGGCAGGACACCTCATAAGAGCCGTTTAGATCGTAAATTGACACTTCTAAGCCGCCTACGTGGCGGGACATGTACTAAGTAACAAATATTTAACAATCATTGTCTTCTAAGCTGCCGATGTGGCGGGACGCTAGTTACTGCATCGATTGCTAGTGTATAGCTGCTTCTAAGCCGCCTATGTGGCGGGACACAACCTATCCCGCTAAATCATGAGTTGTTCTCTCTTCTAAGCCGCCTATGTGGCGGGACACTCCGTGGTTTCATTAGCAATGACTTTATCTATCTTCTAAGCCGCCTATGTGGCGGGACACCATTCGGCATGAGGTTTAATAATTATCCTCCTCTTCTAAGCCGCCTATGTGGCGGGACACGCGTTGAAATTACTAACCAGTCCTATGAAATACTTCTAAGCCGCCTATGTGGCGGGACACTTAACCCTAATCAGTTAGTGACTATTGCGAATCTTCTAAGCCGCCTATGTGGCGGGACACAATATTAATAAAAGCATCTAATAAATCGGGATCTTCTAAGCCGCCTATGTGGCGGGACACCGGCACTCAACAAAAACACCACAAACGAAGTACTTCTAAGCCGCCTATGTGGCGGGACACTATCAAAGTGCCCTATGTAAACCTCATCGTTACTTCTAAGCCGCCTATGTGGCGGGACACTACAGGTTGTTGATGGTAATACTTTCTCGAATCTTCTAAGCCGCCGATGTGGCGGGACACAGGATATTATAAATATTATTGCTCGTACGGCTCTTCTAAGCCGCCTATGTGGCGGGACACCTAGACCATATCAAGCAATACCAGATATTCTTCTTCTAAGCCGCCTATGTGGCGGGACACAGTTTAATTCTGAATTATTCAATTTGGTTGTTCTTCTAAGCCGCCTATGTGGCGGGACACTAGTGTTTTCAATCATTTTGTTTTTTTGTTCACTTCTAAGCCGCCTATGTGGCGGGACACGCTGATTATCTTTAGGAAGTGAAATAACAACGCTTCTAAGCCGCCTATGTGGCGGGACACGTTCTTATTTGACTTCATTAGAAGATGAGGTTCTTCTAAGCCGCCTATGTGGCGGGACACAGTTCATCCCAAACCCTGGTGATGCTAGTCAACTTCTAAGCCGCCTATGTGGCGGGACACTCACTTGGGATATGATGGATGAGGTAACGAAACTTCTAAGCCGCCTATGTGGCGGGACACTGATGGGAAATTAGCAAAAAATATTATAAAACAGAATCTTAATTAAATTAAATGCGTTTACCCCTTTTTTAAAGACGATTGCGCAACCCTTTAGAATCAATACGTTATAGACTTTAAATAAAAAAAGGTATTTCACTTAACCTTTCTTGACTGCATCATCTTCAACCGTTTCCCAATAACTTGAAGGGATACGGGCAGGTAATTGCGTTAATTCAGCTAAACATAACTTACCAACACGTAAGTAATGGCGTCCACTGTGTTTGATTTTATCCATAATCAACTGTTCAGTTTCTACATCACTTTTTATATACAGTTCAAACACACCATCATAACGCTGTGTAAGCACTGGTGATCGTGTACTGACACCATATTTAGAGGCATCAAAAACCCCTTTGTAATACTCGGTATTGCTATTTTGCGAAGGTTTATCACTAAATGCTTTTTTGGGATCTTGCAGCCAATTTGCTAAGGCTTCTAACCCTTTTGCACCTTTAAAGTCTAAGCAGTTTAATCCAAACTTAGTACAGCTTGGTGCGCCATCTTTTCCTTTAGCTTGTTCTTGAAAATAGAGTTGTTGATACATACTCAGGTATTGCCACATAAAATAAGCAAAGACAGCAGCAGTATGACTACTTGATTCATCAACACTATGAATCCATTGTTGCTGTTCAGGTGTTAGAGCACTCACATCAAGGTCATAACCCAATTGTTTCACCTTAAATAAAGCGATGGCATTTTGACCCCCTTCAATATGCTCCATTATGTGGTTATAACTGTTTCCATCAGGTCGCAGTACAACATGATCTGTAGAAACGGGAGTAAATATTTGATTCAGTGTTGCTAACATTGCATCTGTTGCTTGGTAGGTTAAATTGCCTTTAATAAAATTACTTTTATCGTTTAGCACTGTTGCTAACAAATCCATCAACGTCTTTTTATGTAAAGTCCAATTACCACTTTTAAACAACACATCAGTATTAACAGGTTGTGTGATGACATTTGCTAATTTTGAGCCGTTATATATAGGTTTTACAGCACAAGGCATTAAACGAAATACATCAAACAACCCATTATTGATGAACTCTGCATAGCGTTTATTTAAACGAGATTCAGTTATGGGTATTAATGTATTACCTTCAAATTGCTGCATCGCATAAATAGGTACACCGTGTTTACGGTGCTGTTCAAAGGTAATAAGGTTGTAATTTGAAGCCTGTGGACGTAAGCAACCTTTAAGTTCAAGTTTATCTAAAAATGCACACAGCCCCAGCTTTTGCTTTGCCCACACCTCATCATCACCCGCATCTTGATTGACAACGTGCAATGAGACTCGTTCCCCCATTAGAAACAATAAAATACCTCGTAAGAATAATGGCCGATTATCTGGGTTAAAGTTAAGGTTAAACTTTTCAATATAGCTGCCTTTTACCTTATCAGGCATCACGATTTTCTGTGTGCCCGAATGCACATCAAGGGTCACTTTTAACATGATTACGCCTCGTTATTTTCCTCTACGGCTTCATAGAAACGCGCATAATCAGGGATAGCATCTGGCATTAATGCTTGTTCAAATCCTTCTGTGGTTAACGTACTACGCATAGACACGCTAATTTTATCTGTACGTACAAATCCTTTTGATTTAACAATGGCGAACGTATCAAAACGACGTTTTGTTTCTAAAATTAATGCATGAAGGGCAGTGTTATTTAATAACAGTCCTTCTTCTGGGTAAGCAAAAAGCATATCTTTTTTCATGAAGCGACCATAAGTCACATCAATGTCATCACATTTCGATTCAGGCATACCACAACGTAAGCCAATATTTTTCAGGTTCTCAATCAACTGTACTTTAAAGGTTTCAATATCATCGTTAACCTTCGTTTTTTTCGGATTCTGACTAAAACGCACCGCTTGATGACCTAAGCGGTTATCCATTTCAATGAACTGCATTTGTTCAATAGAAAGCACTGCCATGCCGTGGTAAAGCGTGTCACCCCATGTATCTTGATAAAATAATGAGTTACTTTCTTTTTTACCGTCTTCATCTAATGCTAAATGGTTCACCATTACTTCATTTTTATTAGGTTCGCCTTTTTCATTGATCCAATCAGTAACCATTAATGGGGAGTTACGTTTAATCGCATCGCCCCCTTTTTCAGTCAGCATATAGCCACGAATAAGACCTAAGTAAGAACTGGCAATTTTTTGAGAGATCATCGGCATGTCTTTACTGCTAATAACAAGCTCACCGTTATCACTTTTATTATTATTAAAGCCGCCTTGGTTAGATAGCATCATGCCTTTTGCATCAGGTTCGAAAAAGTAACCACGGATACAGTTGCTAGAGATATACATCTTGCCATTACGTTGCTTAGCAAAAATACGGTTCTTAAAGCCGTCATCACCGCCTTGTTTGCCTGTATATGGGTTTATATTGCCGTTAGTGTTTACACAGCCAAAACCCGATGCTTGAAGGGTAAATTCAATATAATTAATACTCATTATGTAACTCACTTTGATTTTTTTAATGTTAAAGAGCGGCAGCCATTTTTTAGCTTTCTAAAGCCAAGGGTTAAAGTGTTTCCTTGTGAATTATTGGCGGTAATGTAGTAAAGACCATCATCATTTTCACTTGAAGAATAAGAACAAACCAAAGGGCTATCGATAGACCGAGCAAGCACGAGAAGATGACTACTAACGCGATTACCTGCATATTTAGCTCGGTATTTCACGCTTTGCTTTAATGGCTTAAATTCAGGCTCTGTTGTTTGATCAAGATTTTGTTCCAACTTAATATCAGCCACATCTCGTTCATTAATAGAAACCAGATGATCACTATCGCTGGGTAAGCCAATCAATTGACCGACTGTCATCTCTGCTTTTGACATGGTGATATGTGCCATAGTCGCCCACAGACTTGCACCACGGTATGACACACGAATTTCTGGATGATTAGCGGTTTTAATGGTTAATTTGGTTGGTTTAAAGAGTTTTAATACTTGCAAACAACGCATTGAATCTTGAATAAATTCACGCGTTTCACGCACTAAAACCCCATCCTTTCCCGTAGCATCAATGTGATATTTTAAATAAAACGCGTTTAGATCATTTAACGTTAATGTGATGACATTACCCGTTAATGTTTTTGGTTTATTATTATCGTCATTGAAATGGGCAATGAGTACACTAAAGAAATCATAACTATATTGGCTATAGTAAGTCTCGTATGTTGAAACAATGCGGTCTTTCGTAAACTTCAGTTTATACGCACCTGTATTGACAACAGTGCCTTCAGTACTGAATTTTCTCACATGCTCTTTTATTTGATATTTAGAGGATAATAATGTGGTTGTCGCACAATCGTATTCTGCGAAACGGTTATTACGTCCTATACGTTGCACGATATTCGCAGGATGGCTCAACTCAGTTGTCATGAACTGACGAGAGATATTTAACGAGGCTTGTGCAATAGGGCCTGCAAATAACGTTGCATCAAGAGAGGTGGAATGCTTACCAAACTGCGCCAAAATAGAATGCGTCAGTTGTTTTTTATCGCTTGGCATAAACTTAGAGTGATAACAGGCAATATCGTCACGTTCACTTAACCAACTATCTAGTGCATATTCTTGAGCTTTAGTTGCCGTATTGAAGATATAAAGCGTGGCCTTGTTATTTGTTTCTGCTTCACTTTCGAAATGCAGGTGTACAGGCTTGGTATTAAACGATGGTAAAATAACAGGATATTGCCAACTCGCATCATTGCGACAAATTAAGCGTAAGTGTAGTGGTTCAGGAGTAGCAGAAATAAAGACATGGGCGTTAACCTGATGTTCTTTTAATCGCATTAATAACGCAGAGATATAATATAACGTCTGAATGGCAAACAATTCATGATATTCATCCCATACAACATAACGTTGCATAAAGGCAATGAAATTAGGTTGAGCACTATTTGTCGTTAGCCATTTCGCTACTTGATCGACAGTAACAATTAATATATCAGCATCAAGTAGAGCAGCATCTACTTCTTCTTCACCTTGCCAAACGCCTTTTAACTCACCTGAAATCAATCCCACTTTAACGTCTGGTACTGATTCCTTAATTTCTTCAAGTACAGATAACCCAACTGCTACTCGGGGACATACCCATAAAATGCCTTTATTTTCACCACCTGCATCACGTTGGTATTGATATGCCATTAAGGCCGTTCGAGTTTTACCACAACCAGCTGCCCCCACAATAACGTTACCATCAAAATCGATAAGTTCATTTGCAGCTTGTTTTTGATCTTCAGTACGTTGACCAGATAACTCAGGACTCTCTATATAACGAGTAATTGCCTGTTGTAACGAGGTATCATCAAATTGGTGATAGGCATAAGGCGTTTCGATTTCAGCTACATTAAATTGAGACACATGGCGATCTGACGCAATCACACAGAAGCGGGTTAAGAAATTATACACATTGCCATCTAGCTTTTTAGTAAAGCTCTTACGCCATTCAGTATAGTTACCTTTATCACTGGTAGATAACGTAAAAAATGAAGGAACTTTAAACAGCTCTACAGCATCGAGGATATCGTCTTCTGTAATATTTAGTTCTAACTCAGGAAAAAGTGATGAGCAAAATAATGTTGTGTTATCACTTAATGCACTCAATACATCACTGTCTTCAACGTATTCTTGTAATATTTGAGTTGGATCAACATCACGAACAGGCTCGGCATGATGCCAATAGATGCCATAACGGATCATTTCACGAAGTTGACGGTGTTTTGCTTGTCGCAATATTTGAGGTTCAATGGACTCTTTTAATTGTGACCATAAAACATCAAATAACAGCAAACTAATTTCATGATGAAGTGGGTTTTGCGCAGAAAATAACTCACCTTCTCCGATATCAGGTTGATAAGCATTATCTTGCTGTAAGTATGCTTGAAAATCGACACACAATTTACCTAAATCATGGCATTTACTCGCTATTTCAATAGCTTTATTTACCATTTCACTATTCATCGAATCATCAAACTCTACATTCAATGATTGAAAAATAGAAGAAGCGACTTTAGTCACTTGCTGTGTATGAGCGAGTAATGTTTGTTGGTGGCTATTAGCAATAAAATTCATTCCATGCACTCCACTGGTAAATACATAGGATTCTTATAACTACTTAAGCCATATGAATTAAAAGAGAAGACCTCTTGATTCGATGGTGTATGACTATCTTGAACGCCAATATTTAATGTAAAAACGCGCTGATTCGATTGGCTCGATAAATTAATTTGAGGTAAAGGTGATTGAAAATAACGCCCAATTAATGCCTTAGCTAATTGTTCTTTATTTTCTTTATCTGATGACATCATTCGTTTCATTGCTTGGATCGGCGCACCTCTTTCTAACTTTCGGTCTCGAATAAATGCTCGGTAATATGTTGGTTTTATATTTGATATCGACTTAATTTCCGCACAAGATACCTTTTTCTTAGAAAGCAAAGATAATATGTTTGGGTATGTCAAAATAACATCCACTTCTTCAGGGCAGTAAACAGAAATTAATTGTCCTACCGTATCCGACTGGATAGCTGGAAAGGCTATACCGTAAGGATTGGAACCTGTGTTTTTTATTGAAGCAGAAAATAGTGAGTGTAAAGCTTTAATTAGAGCACTCGTATTTTCGTGGCTTGGAGAAATAAACGTTAGTATTTTCATTTAATTATCGACATTAGAGCTACGTATATTCTACATGTAGCAGTAAACGAGTGGTATGTTAGTGATGTTACTCACAATTATACAAATACGGTGCGTATAATTATATTTACAGAATGAGCAATATGCGTTAAGCGTATATGTTTTTTTAATATCGATGAAAATACTTGATATTTCAGCTTTCTAGTTAATTACATTAAGTATTTAGTTCACGATTATTTAAGTGTTTCCCACAACTTAACGGCGTGTTCTATAATTTTTCTAGTTCCTCCTCAGACAAATAGAGCTGATAATCTAACTAGCTTGATTTCAATAATCAGTAGGTTATTAATCTGCCTGATACCAAAGAAGCAAATTTCTAACAGATAATATTCTGTTGTTATCCGTTGACTTAATAAGCACCTGTGTATTATCTTTAGAAAGTACCAGCAAAATCTGGTATCGGGATTGGAACCCCGCACGAACTACAGGCGTAATAACGCCAGCTTATGCTGGTTTTTTATTGCGGCGAACTTGCACACCTGAATTATGGTGGGCTGAGTGAGGCTACTTTCGAGTAGGCCGTTTCCTGTAGGCGGTAGTTCCAACCTTACTCAGTTCGCCACCCAGCGATTGGAACCTCTGAGTGGTGATCAAATCATTACTACAGGAGGTTATTATGCCTATTCAATCTGCTTTGCCTATCGCGCAACTCAGTCCTTCAGATCTTATTTTTATTTCTGATACTAATGAACTTGTCACTGATTCATTAACGGTATCAAAACACTTCAACAAACAACACAAAGATGTTTTAAAAAAGATTGAATCCCTTGATTGCTCTGATATTTTTACATCAGCGAACTTTTGCGCTTATGTTCAAAAACTAAACATTGGTAATAGTGCAGTAAGAGATTCGAAAGCATACCAAATGACGAAAGATGGCTTCATGTTCCTCGTAATGGGATTTACTGGAAAACGTGCAGCGGCAGTCAAAGAAGCTTATATCAATGCCTTTAATCTAATGGCAGAACAACTCACGAAGAAACCAGCAGCAGAGCCATTGAACTATAGAGTCGTGACCACTATTGAAAATGGTCATGCTGTGAGTTCAAAGATAATACCCAATGATGCTTTTATTATTAGTAAATCGCAGGTGAATAAACTAATTAAAGAGCAAAATTTGTTTAGTATGGATGAGTTATTGGCGATATCGAGTAGTGTGAATACAAGAATTGCAGAAATAGCAAGGCTGCAAGATACGCGGTTTAAGCAGATGAAGAAATTGTGAGAATAGAAGAGGCCCTATATGGGCCTTTTTTGTTTATAACAATGAAAGAGTCGTTAGAAGGGTATGCGGAGAAGCTGGAGAGTTATTTAAGTTTTAGTTTGTAGTTAATCAAATTTATTTAATATATTTCTTACTTACCACATGCTAAAAAAGAATTTGAAAGATAAAAAACGTAATCAAAGTCATGATATTTATGAATGTGTTTTTACGTGAAAGTTAGAATGCTTATTAATAAACTATTAGGAGCTTTAAGTAAAAATGGAATATAGTTTTGATTTTGCAGCGAGAATGATTGATTCTGCTGAGTGTTTGTTTAATTCACATGCAGATAAGGAAGAATCAGGCAGAGCAATTCTTTACCTGAGTTGTTTGTCATGTGAGATCAGTATGAAAGCTCTATTGGAGCAGACAGGATATACAACGAAAGAGCTTCGACACTTTTCTCATAAGTTACCCTATTTATTGGCTGAAATTAGCACTTGTGAACATCGAAAGTCGGATCATAGAGCTAGTTCTATTCGCAGCAAGGTTGTAATCGAAAACACTGCTGATGGGACCGTTGGGACGCTATTGGCTTCTCAAGTTGAAAATGCTTCAACTTATCCAAATGAAATTCGCTATGGTGAAGTTGTAACACATTTCCCTCCTGAGGCAATGCTAAACTGTGCGAAGGTCGTTCTCCGTTGGTGCCTTGAAAACCAGAATAGCTTGATACGTACAACTAGATCCTAACAAACTGTTAAAGAGGGATTCGTAGGGAGGAATATGTTAGTAGAACATGCTGAAGATTTGGGTGAGTTTGTAACCGAGCTCCAAAATGAGACTGATCGTGGATTACCTTTGGTTGGAGCTGCTCTCATTGATGAAAAACTGTCAAAAACATTGGAATCATTTTTAGTTGGTGGTAAGTCGACTAAAAATTTACTCTTTGGTGCTAATGCACCTGTTGGGGACTTATCTTCTCGCGTTGAATTGTGCTTTTCGCTTGGATTAATAGACCAATTTGAGTATCAAGAGATTCAAATCATTCGCAAGATACGTAATCAGTTTGCTCATATTCGACATGGACTCACCTTCAACGACGAGAAAATAAAAGGTTTGTGTACTAGCCTCAAATCTCCTTTACCTGATGGTATGCCAAAGGAGCGGCAGACACCAAGGTTTCGGCTTATTAACGCGATTGTATGTATCGTTCTCAGGTTGTTTTATCGTCCCGAGTGGGTTGCTAAAGAACAAAGAGTACCAAAGCAATGGGTTCCAGACTCAACTTGGTATAATACAAATGATACCCCGCCACCAGAGAATGCAAGTTATGTTGGCTTAGTCAGCAAGCCGCTGTGAATTGTGCCATAAAAAGTCGTTTAGACCGATCAGAAACGCTTGGCATTTTAAATTTAGCATTAGTGTTTACAGCACAATGATTTAGGTAATGTGGTAGCGTTGCTCACCAATTAACACGGCGTTACCCTTACTTTTTTGAATATCTACCGATCTTAATAAAGCAAGTTACCTAAATCATTTCTGTACAATAACGAGTTAAGTTTTGTTAATGCACGTGAGATATGATGATAAAAAGCCGCCGATAAGAGGTGGCTTTTTTTGGGAGTGGATGGCTTAAATAAGCATAATTAGTCGAAGGAACGGCTAAAAGGAGGGATGATCTGTATGCTAATACCGTGAGTAAAATGCAAAACTATTTCGAATATTAGTGATCCCGAGACTTACTATGAAAGTATGGGATGAGTCACTATCAATGACAAGTGGAATTGCCACACTTAAAGGTTCCACTAGGGAAACCACGGCCTCTATTATTATTATGTACGTTACTTGCATTAGCGCCGACCATTGTTAATGGTGGACGAGGTTTACCTTTATTTGATGTAATATTTTGTATAATTGCATTAGTCAAAAAAGGTCCAGTTATTGGAGCCGCTGGCCCTGTCATTAGGGATAGTCCTGTACCAATAGCTGTTCCTATTATCGTGGGAGCTAACTGAAAATCACCGCCAGCAGCGGCTGTTCCTGCAGCTCCAATGACGTTACTACCAATAACTTTGCCAATAGCCCCAATAGAACGTTTTTTGCGGCTTTTAGGCGCTGTTTCTAAATAAAGAATCCCATCAAAAACAGAAAGATAAACGTTTTCAAAAGTTGTAATGTTAAATTGATCAGGAACCGTTATTTTTTCACCTGGATAAATAAGCTCAAAGATCTCTTTGTTGACATCTGAAACTTCAACAGCGCTTAAACCGAATTCAGAATTAAAGATATAAGCAAAACTATATTCGGATTCAAGGCAGTATTCGACACCGCTAGATAATAAATACTTATGATTTTGGATCAGCTGAACACATGCATTTGCATTTACTGACATAAACAAAAAAAGTAATGTAACGACGAATCTTGACATTTATTAATCTCTTGAATGATAATGATAACAATTATCATATTCAGGTATGTGCATATGTCAAGAAATGCTTTTTGCAAATTAATGCTTTTAGCTTTATTTGTTTTTACGATGAACTTTCTAACTACATTATTGCTTAAGCACTATGATTATTTTGGTTTTACTGAAAATTCATCGGCAATACATGGCTGTATCATTTCGTTTTACGCGATAACTTCATATAAATTTATTGATTATTTAGTTAAGAAAATTTCGAATTACAGAGACCAGAAATGATTGTTTGGGAGTTTTTACGTTGGTGAAATTTTGCGTCTACACGAGGTGTTGCTGTACCTATATAGCCTAACTTTCGATTATCATCATGCTATTTTATTCTGCATATCGTAACTGTACGCAACGTAAAGATTTATCATTAGACGGGTTCATCCATAATAGGGTGGCATAAGTTTACTCTAATTGTTAACTTAGTTATCGACGCAATATTGAATGATTGTTATTATAAATATTATATGTATACAGTAGGATTGATTCTGAAATGAACCAATATTTAGATCAAGCAAATCGTTGCCCACCTTTAAGTTAATTTAGCGTTGTTGATTAACTCTATTTTCTTCGCCTATAAATTGGTGGGGATGGATTCGTTTGATTTTTATTGGAATATCTATGTCTATTGAATCGATTTTTGCGTTTATATCTATTGTTTTTGTTATCACAATAGTTCCAGGGCCTAATACGCTCTTAATTCTTCATACGTCCTTATCAGCTAGAAAACTTAATGCTTTTTTTAATATTATTGGAATATCTTTAGGCTTCATTATATATGCAATGGTTTCAGCTTTAGGGCTAAGCTTGCTTCTTGCACAGTCTGCAAGTGCTTTTGCATTACTTAAATGGTTAGGCGTAGGATATTTACTTTGGCTTGGTTATAGTCATATCCGAGATAGCGTTAAAGTTGATAGAGTGAATGAGATCTCTGAACTTAAAGTTGAGACATTGCGTCAAAGTTTCATTCGAGGTCTTTTTACTAATTTGCTAAATCCGAAAATTGTGATGTTTTATCTATCGATCTTCCCACAATTTATATCTAAGAACTCGGTAATAACTGACAGTTTAATTTTGGGTATTGTACAAGCACTCATTGTTTCAGCATGGTTTAGCTTGGTTATTTTACTTGCATCTCGTTTGGCGGGTTGGCTGAGCACGAGCATGAATAAAGCACGTTTAAATAGACTTTCAGGCGTCGTATATATCTTGTTTAGTGCTAAGCTCGCAATGCTTAAACTATGAAATAATTAACAGTTAGTTTCGGGCGGATAGGAGTTTTAATTTCTATTCGTCCGTTTGTTATTTTTGTTGCAAGGTGAAGTACTGAGTTATAATCTCCTCAACTTTTATTACCTTAGCCTAAAAACCAACAATGCGCAGTACAAATTCTTGACGTGTGTAACTTCAATCCCGAAACTGTCGTTTTAGCGCATCTTCCTAGTACAACACATGGTATGGCTTATAAGAGTGATGATATATGGGCGGTAGATTGCTGCTCGAGTTGTCATGACGTTCTTGATGGGCGAGTACCATTTGAGTGGTTAGCAGGGGAGAAAGAACAATATATTCTTGCGGCACTGCACACAACATTAATGCGAAGGATTAGAGATAACATTCTAGTTATTCAATAGTTATCACAAAATAAAATAGATAAACGGTATCTACGTTAATAATTGTTTAAAGATAACTTTTATTTAGCAGTGTTGGTGAGTCTATGTGGTGGCTATTTTTAATAAAGTTTAATAGTTGTTGTGGCGATGAGTATATAGAAAATGAAGCTGGTGATATCCAAATTTACAGCTGTGGTTGTTGCGTGCTTTTTGCATAGAATTATACATTTAGAAATTAACCCAATTTATTAATATAAAACAATAGAATTTATATCACCATTGACAATAATAGATTGTAGGAATATTTTGGAGATTCCAAATTAAAGCATGCTTATAAGGAATTAACATGCAAAATGTAAAACCTGGTGATATTGTTGTTAGTGATTTTGATTTATATGAACATTACTCTGTAGTTTCTGATAAAATTTCAACTGATGGCAAACCTTTTCTAATATCTGCAACAAAACGAAATGGGACTGTTAAAGAAGAACCATGGGATATAGCAACACAGGAAAAATATACCTATCTTTCTGATAAACAATCTAATCTTTCAGTAGCTGAAATTTTAAGTAATGCTCGCTCTCAAATCGGTAAGTGGCGTTACTCATTAATAGACTCAAATTGTGAGCATTTTTCTAATTGGTGCCTTGGGTTAAAAGTGTCATCAACGCAAATTGTTGGAGCTAGTGTTGGTGCAGTAGGTGGTGCGCTATTAGTTAAATGTTGTGTTGAAGATCCTAAACCATTGGATTATCTATTTGGTGTTGTTACTTTGGGTTTCCTCGGTGTTAGTTGTTCTAAGGCACAGCCAAAGCTTTCATAATAATTAGATTGTAATTACTTATAATTCCATACGTTAATCTATTACAGTTTTACGTATGGAATATATGTAACGTCTCTTCAAATAAATATATCCCTATTATTCTGTTGTTAAATAACAGAGTAATAGAGATTGTTATGTTTAATGATTACGACTTAATAAAAAGTATCGGAACTCAATCACGGCTCAAAACAAATGCTCAGGGTCGAATTAAAAAACAGAAACGAGAGTCTGAGTCCGCAGAACAAAAAGCATTAATAGAATGGTCGGGTTATACCGTTATTCATGGTCTGCGAATAGGGGATTACCTTACTCATGTTCCCAATGAAGGTAAACGCGGTCCTAAAGCAATCAAAGACTTCATCGAACTTGGTGGTTCCCCAGGTTATCCCGATCTGATGTTAGATATTCCAACCTCAAAATACCATGGCCTTCGTATAAAAATGAAAGCGCCAAAGCCTAATAAGTCAGTTGTAAGTAACAACCAAAATCAATGGCTGCATCGTCTCGATGATATCGGGTATCAGGCGGTAATATGTTATTCAGCAAGCGAAGCTATCGTGATTATTACTGAATACATGAGGCATTATGAGCAGAGCAATTGAGTTATTCGCAAGAATGCATGAAGTGCGCAGTGTGACGGCAGACGAACGCGGTCGCCAAACATTAACTGGCGACGTTATCTTAGCTGTGTTTGGTAAGGTTCAACATAAGATGCCATTGGGAATGGATTTGTTGATGGCCAAGTATGTTCATGATGCACCTGCAGCAAATCGTATCATTGATGTTATGGCCACATGGTTGAATGATGAGTCGTTAAAGCGTAAAGACTTAGCGATAGCATTGAGCTGTGTTGCCCTAGATGTCTTTTGTGATAAACCAGTAGCCAGTCAAAAGCGGCAACTAGCGGCGTTATGGAGAAAGTATAGTGACCAAGCTAAACGCAGTAATCGACTCATTAGGAGATGGCAGTTAAAGATTAAGCAGTTACAGCCTAATATTGATAGTTGCGAGACCCAAACTGCAGAAGAACGACTATTGTCTGCTATCTATGAGCTTGAAGCGTTAATCATCAAAGAGCGCCGCCGTATTGATGAATACGCACAAAGTCAGTCCCTAAAATCCTCAACTTGTCCTCGATGTAATGGTACCGGTTCAATACTAAATACTGGGGAATGTCCTTCATGCGGTGGTCGCGGCTTGTTTGTTCCTAGTGTTGATAATATTCGCCAACATCTGCGCCATATTGGATTAGGGCGGGTTAGTGATAAACTGTGGGATAGTGAGCTAAAGCCATGGTTTGAAAAGTGCTTGGGTAAGTTGTATGTAGAGTCTAGCAGCGTGGTCAGTCTACTCTCTGATGAGTTACACAAAGAGCAAGCCTAAAAACCATCTTCGGTTATTTGCAAATACGTCAACTAACTTTTTTCGGTATATTGAAGTTCTGTCAACTAAATCTAACTAATAATAAACGGAATTTCAGTCGTCTTGACCCCGCCATAAACTAAGGTAATCTATACCAATCATGCTAAACCTCGACCTCTCGTCGGGGTTTTTTTATGCCTGGAGAAAATGACATGCTTGATAGAGCAACACTCGCAATCACTGCTGGAACTGGTGTTGGTGTAGGGATTGGTGCGACTAAATCAGCAGAAAATGCGCAGTCGATGTTAAATAGCAGCTTTGAGCAAATTCTTAGTGGTCACTTTACATGGTATGGCAGTGACATAATTACTGTTGTAGGTATTGGGTTATCTATTGTTGGTATTGCTGTCACTGTCTATCGCATCAAATTAGAGCGGCGGCGTAAATATGCGTTTTAATAAACTCACTGGTGCGCTATTAGCTGGAGCTATAGCGGTTACGGGAGCGTTTGAAGGATACCGTCAAATATCATATCAAGATGTAGGCGGAGTTTGGACGGCGTGCTATGGAGAAACATTAGGTATTAAACAAGGAGACAGATTTACTAAAGCGCAATGTGAAGCAATGCTCGCGTCATCATTGAATAAGCACAACACACCTTTAGAAAATATCCCTCAGCAACTGCCACCTAATGTCCACTTAGCTTCTCTCGATTTAGCCTACAACATTGGTACTGGTGCCTTTAAGCGTTCAACAATGTATCGATACCTACTGAATGCAGATTATCCACCGGCCTGTAATGAAATCACAAAGTGGCGATTTGTAGCAGGTAAGGACTGCGCTATTCGTCGTAATCGTTGCTATGGGATAGTGAAAAGGCGCAATGTGGTTCAACAGCTGTGTATGGGAAGTATCAATATCAATGAAGCGTTAGTACAGATAGGTCAAATGCCATTAGATAAGGAAATTGTGGAGGCCATGAATGCTACTCAATAGAGTAAAGACAGCAATGATTGTGGTCCTTATCGCTATTTGTGGCGCCATGGTATTTAAAATCAAACTACTAATCACCTCCGTTGAGGGAGCAAAACAGGAAGTGGTCACATTATCACTGCAGTTAAGCACTGTTGAATCCATCAAAGATAGCCAATCAAAACAAATTGCGCAGTTAGTCCAAGAGCGCAAAACATTATCAGGTCTGTTAAGCGCAAGAACGGAGAGCCTACACCGTGATAAAGCAAAGCTCAGCGCCGATATCCAAACACTTAAGAAAGCACTATCAACCAATACCTGTTTTGATACTCGCTATCCTAAGTCTGTTATTAAGCGGTTGCACCAGTCCTACTAGAGTCATCACTAAAACCGAAACACTGTATGTCTTACCACCAATAGGGTTAGTTGTTCCATGCTACAAACCCACACTGACAGCAACAACACCTTCTGAATTACCCATCGATACACTCAAGTTAAAGTCTGCACTGCGAGAGTGTGCGCAATATGTCGATGACTATCTTAATTGGCGAAAGCTCCAAGACGAATAGACATTACAAACGGCCTTTATGAGAGCCATTGATAATGTTCCCTCCAATTATCTATCGAGTGCCTTATGACAATAGAAAATGAAACCGGACGCATTATTGAAGTCATCGATATATGCGGCAAAGTCGCGTGCGTCATGTTAGCTAATGGCGCTGAGATAGATATTGCTACAACTCATGAGGTTAAAGTGGGTGATTGGGTAGTGGAGGGAGAGTTAAGCCAAGAGTTAGCAAGCAAGTAGATAACTATATGGCTAATGATTGGAAACAACTACAACTGCAGTTCTTAGCTGATAACGACAAGACAAGTATTACAGCAAAAGAATGGTGTAATCAACGAGGGCTTAATTATCAATCTGCACGTCGCTATATCAAAATGCGCACTGCGCAAAGTAAGACTGCGCAAACTAATAATGTGCGCAATGCGCAATCAAAGAAAGTGCGCAAACTTAAAAATATAAAGGGAAAGAATGAATCAGTAGAAAAACGGACTAATTCTAAGCCTGAACCTACTAATAAAGCGAAACACAAAAGGAAATCGAGCCCTTATAAGTTTAAAAATGGTAAGCCTGGTAATCCACATCCTTCTCAAAGTTTTGAAGCGGGCAATCAGCATGCACGTAAACATGGTGGTTATTCAGCACGTTTTGACGATCAATCTCTATTCGATGAAGCTGCTCAAATGTCCCTCGAGGAAGAGTTAAAACTGTGTCGCGCTCGTGCTTTGAACTGTATTGATACGATGAAGAAGATTCGTGCTGATATGGTCAATGCAGATTCAGTTGATCAACGGATTGAGCTTTACAACGTTATTACCTCGACAGAGCAAGCACTCGATAGAAATGTAGTTCGCATTGAATCCATCACTAAAACGCTTTCATCCATTCGTATTGATACCGTTAATGAGCAGAAAATCATGAAAGATACGGATCGAATAGAAGCAGCAACAACCAAGCTAAAACTTGAAGCTGATAAATTGGCTAAAGAGGGTAAAGGCTCTATAACACCAATATCTGAAATGATCGCTGAACTACAACAAACAGGTTCTGATGGCTTGATGTCATGACCAAACAAGAGCAAATCGACTACATCCAAGCGCGAGTCGGTAATAAATGGTGGCGACTGAACAACCTTTACAAAGTTGAAAATGAGGATGGTGACTTAGTCACGTTCAAGTTGCGACCGGCTCAAGCTTTATTGTTTAAGTTAATGGCACACAAGAACATCATTCTTAAAGCGCGTCAGCTTGGATTCTCTACTGCAATCGATATTTATCTGCTTGATGAGGCGTTATTCAATAAGAACATTAAGTGCGGCATCATTGCTCAAGACCAAGGAGCTGCAGGTGAGATTTTCCGTACCAAGGTAGAAGTGCCATTTGATAACCTTCCTGAATGGTTAAAAGCAGAGTTCCCAATAGAAAGTCGTCGTTCTGGTGCAAGTGGCGGCTTCATTTTATTTAAAAGTGGTTCAAGTATTCAGTGTGCAACGTCATTCCGTTCAGGAACGGTGCAACGACTTCATATTTCAGAGCATGGAAAGATTTGTGCTAAGTACCCACAAAAGGCTAAGGAAGTTAAAACGGGTACCTTAAATGCTATTCACCAAAATTCTATCTGTTTTATTGAATCCACGGCTGAAGGTGTGGGTGGTGATTTCTACTCAATGAGCATGAGAGCATTGGATTTATACAATTCAGGTACTGCTTTAGGGACACAAGATTATAAGTTTCATTTCTTTGCGTGGTTTCAAGACCCCAAGTATTCAGAGCCACTTCCTCAGTCTGGATTACAGCTGAGTAAATATCATCAAGAATACTTTGCTGCTGTTGAGTCAGCTATGAAGGTCACGTTATCTGATGAGCAAAAACAATGGTACGTCAACAAAGAACAAAGCCAGGGCGAGGAAATTAAGCAAGAGTTTCCCTCAACGCCACAAGAAGCTTTTTTAACCTCTGGTCGTCGTGTGTTTGATGCTATTCGCGTGATGAACGCAGAAGCTCATACCACTAAGCCACTTATCATTTACGATATTGAGCCTATAAGTGGCATCAAGACAAAGGCGCAATCAATGCGTGAAGCTGATAATGAAAAGCTGCAGCGTAATTTGCTCAATATGCTGCTTGTGTGGGAACTGCCTGATGCTGATGAAGAGTATGCGATAGGTGTCGATATTGCTGAAGGCCTTGAGCATAACGATAGAAGTTCATTTGATGTAGTTAAGAAAACGACCGGCGAACAAGTGGCGCATTGGTTTGGTCACTTAGATGTTGAGATGTTCGCGTCACTCGTTCGTCATGTTGGCCATATGTATAACACCGCCTTTGTTGGTCCTGAGCGAAACAATCATGGTCATGCGTTCTTACAAAAATTCCGCGATATCTATCCGGTTCGTCGTATCTACCAAGAACAGTATATTGACCGTGATAACGATAATGACACGCCTAAATTAGGCTGGTTAACAACAAAACAATCTAAGCCCATCATCATTGAAGGTTTAAAAGAGCTGTTACGCACTCAAACAAGTGGTATTCGTTGGATAGGTACCATCTCTGAGCTCAATGTCTATGTGTACGACAGCAAAGGCGCAATGAATGCTCAAGTCGGTTGTTATGACGATCAACTTATTAGTTACGCCATTGCCCAAGAAATGCGAGCTCGAATGCCTAAACGTGTTAAATCTGATGATAACCAGCCAGCCAAAGATAAACACTGGATGACCTATTAATGAAAGTAGACCAAAGTAAATTGCTCGACATCATGTCTGACATTGATGGCCAACCAGATTGGCGCTCTGCAGCCAATAAAGCGGATGCTTATTATGATGATGATCAACTCGAGGCTGAAGTATTAAAGATACTGAAAGAACGAGGGCAGCCAATAACAATACAAAACTTAATAAAGCCTGCAGTTAACTCTGTTCTTGGTATGGAAGCTAAGACGCGTACTGATTTGTTGGTCATGGCTGATGATCCAGATGATGAAATGGAAGAGTTAGCTGAAGCATTGAATGCCGAGTTTTCTGATGCTTGTCGTCTTGGTCGATTAGATAAAGCCCGCTCGGATGCTTATGCTTCACAGCTCAAGTCTGGCCTTGGTTGGGTTGAGTGCTTCCGTAATCCGGACCCTTTTGGCGCGAAGTATAAAATCCAAAATGTGCCACGTGATGAGGTCTATTGGGATTGGTTAGCAAAGCAGCATGACTTATCTGATGCTCGATGGTTAATGCGCTATCGTTGGATTGATATGGATGAACTGATAACCATGGTTCCTAATAAGCGCGCCATTATTGAGCAAGCCGTGAACTCATGGAATAACTTTGTCGATGTCGATCATATTGCAGGTTTAGACCCTCAGCTGCAGAGTGGTTACAAAGAACACAGTACTTGGACTCGCAGTGAATCAGAATGGTTAAGTCAAAATCGCAAACGTATTCGGTTACAGGTGATTTATTACCGTAATTTTGAGCGTAAACCCGTTATTGAGCTCTCTGATGGCCGTGTCATTGAATACCAATCTAGTAATATTGCTCATACAACAGCAGTTGGAATGGGTAAAGTTCAGCTTCGTATGGCTCAGATTAATCGTATCAGTGAAAGTTGGTACGCAGGACCACATCATTTAGGGGATAAAGAGTGCTCAGCACCTCAAGGAATGTGGCCACTTATTCCTTTCTTTGGATACCGAAAAGCATCATCCGGTGAGCCTTATGGCATTGTTGCTTCATCAATCAGTGCGCAAGATGAAGTGAATTTTCGTCGTAGTAAACTCACGCAGTTATTACAGTCGCCATTGATTATTATGGATGAAGATGCAACTAACATGAGCACTCAGAAAGTCATTGAAGAGATTGATAAGCGGGGTGTGGTAAAGCTTAATCCAAATAGACGTAATCAAAAGACAATGGCTGAAGTATTTCAAATCAATCGAGATACGGAGGTTTCAAACCAACAGTTCTCAGTGATGCAAGATTCTATGCGTCATATACAAGATGTAATGGGCGTTTCACCGTCTTTTCTTGGTCAAGATGATGGTGCTAAAAGCGGTATTGCCATAGCGAATATCGTTGAACAAGGCGCAACAACGCTTGCTGAAATCAATGATAACTATCGATTTGCATGTCAGTTAGTTGGTGAACTTATTCTTGGCTATGTGATTGAAGATTTAAAGAGCAAGCGTAATAAGACTGTAGTTGTTAACCGTGATGACAAGATGAAACGTAAGACCGTTGTTATCAATGAAGAAACAAATGATGGCATGAACAATGATATTTCTCGTTTACGCTCTCACATTGCCTTAGCGCCAGTTCAACAAACATCAGCTTATAAGTCTCAACTTGCTGAACGTATGATGCAAATGACCTCACAATTACCACCTGAAGTACAAAGTGCGGTGATTGATCTGGTACTTGAATTGAGCGATGTACCAAATAAAGCTGAGTTTATGGATCGCGTTCGTGATGCATTAGGGGTCGGTAAAGATGTAGAGGACATGACACCAGAAGAACAACAAGCAGCAGAGGCACAAGCTCAGCAAGAACAGGAGCAGCAAGCGTTAATGATGCGAGAGTTAGCCGCGAAAGTAGATAAGCTTGAGGCAGAAGCCCAACGAACTGCAGTACTTGCTAACAAAGAAAGTGTAGTTGCAGATAGCCAGCGTTATGCCAATGCTAAGACGCAAGCAGAAACAGGTAAGATTTTGACTGAAATGGAAAAAGCTAGTAGTGAAGTTGGGCAGGTTAAGCAAAATATGCTAGTAAATCTCCAGCAACAAATTGATTCTATGGAAGTTTAATTTGGCTTTTATATTTAAAATAAGAATATTTACTCTAATAAATATAGTGTATAAACATACTTGTGATATGAAACATGACGTGTAGATAAGGACTAATAACCACATGGAAGTGGGTATAACTAGTAGAATTCCCCCCATTTTATAGTGTAGTTGTCGTCTTGACTCTACCTAAATCTAATATACTCTGATTCCATCATCTAAAGCCGCACCCGAAAGGGATGTGGCTTTTTTTATGCCTGTCTTTAGGGATAAGGGTTTTGTTTAAAGTCTTTATCCGCACAGACAGCGATACGTCTACAACCGGAGAAGTTAACCTATGACGATTGAAATTACAGGTAATGAAACACTCGATGAACTAGAGGCAATATTGGATAGTCTTGATGATGCTGAAGTGGTTGACGAACCATTACCAGTAGCATCTGAGCCCGTTATTACTGAAGTGGCATCAACTGAATCAGCAGTACCACCATTAGAAGGCGATACGAACGTAGCCCCGCCAACTACGGATGATGTGATTGTTGAGCAGAGTGAAGAACAGCCAGAGAAGAAAGTAATTGTCGCCAAAGACGGTGAACACATTATTCCATACGATGTGCTGGAAGCTGAACGTCGAGAGTCTGAACGTTTACGTCAACAGATTGCCGACATGAAGCAGAAGCAGCCAGAGTATGACCAACAAAGTCGTTTACTTGAATTACGCGATAAGCAATTACAGAAACTAGGTGTTGATCTTGATGACCTACCTGAAAATTTAACCGTCAACGATAAGCAAATTGATGATTTACGCGAGAACTATCCTGAGTTAGCCCCATTCATTACAAGTCTGATGGCAAAGATTGATGCGGTCACAGCTAATACAGCACCTGTGACTGAAGTATCAACCAACAATCCTGTCTTAGATGATATTAAATCCAATACTGATTTGAATGGTTGGATGGATGAAAAAGGCGATAAATGGGCTCTCGCGCTCGATATTGATGATCGTTTGTTAGTCGATCCAACGTGGTCAGAAAAGCCACAGCGTGAACGTTTTGAAGAGGTAGTTCGTCGAACGAAAGCTGCCTTTGGAGAAACACTATCTACTCCTGAACCCGAGCCTGAAGTTGAATCGGTACTTGAGCCAGTAGTAGATGACATTAAAGTTCGTGAGGTGGCAGAACAAAAAGAGAAAGCCGCAGCGGAATCTTTACCAGAGAGTCCGTCACTTGTAGGCGCATCCAATCAACATCAGGGAACGGTGTTGCAACAGGCAATCAATATGAACAATGCTGATTTGCAAAACCTGATGTCAACAATGACGCCTGATCAAATTGATGCGCTCTTAGAACAAGCTGATTTTTAACCATCAGTTCATTACATACCTAAAAACCCGCCATAGTGCGGGTTTTTCTGTTTCTAGGAGTTGCTATGACAACTATTACGCCAGCGCAGGCGAAACATTTACAAGAAGTTGCGCTGTTTACTGCTGCCAACCGAAATCGTAGTTTTGTGAATATGCTGACGGAAGAAGCACCAAAGCAAGCCATGGGCGATAAGAAAGGTAATACCCAAACGTCAGCACATGCCCCAATTGTACGTATTTCAGATTTAACTAAGCAAGCGGGTGAATCTGTTGATATGCAGATCATCCATAAACTCTCTAAGCGTCCAACAATGGGAGATAAGAAGCTAGAAGGACGTGGTGAGAACCTTGAGTTTTCAAGCTTTGAACTGAAAATCAATCAAGGTCGTCATATGGTTGATGCTGGTGGCAAGATGAGCCAGCAACGAACAACGCATCAGATTCGTAAAGCTGGACGTACTTTGCTCGGTCCTTATTTTAATGACCTACAAGATCAAGCGGCTACCATTCATTTAGCCGGTGCGCGTGGTGATTATTTTGATGATGACATTATTGTTCCACTTGAAGGTCACAATGAATACAGTGATATTTTAGTTAACGATATTTTGCCACCAACCTATGACCGTCATTTTTTTGGAGGGGATGCGACATCATTTGAAAGTATCGATTCTGCAGACATTTTCAACATGGATGCCGTGGATAATCTCAGCCTTTATCTAGAAGAAATGGCACATCCTTTACAGCCGATTCGTTTTGGTGCGGATGAATTAGCCGGCGATGAGCCTTTCTACTTACTCGAAGTAACACCTCGTCAATGGGCAACATGGCAGAAAACATCGAGCTATAAAGATTGGCAGCAGCTAACTGCAGCAGCGCTTAACCGTAGTCGTAATTTCCGTCATCCGGTTTTTGCAGGTGAATGTGCAATGCGCAGCAATATCTTAGTGCGCAAGTATAAAGGGATGCCAATTCGTTTTAATCAAGGCTCAGCAGTAAAAGTATCAAATAATGATAATGCAGCAACGGTTAAACAAGTTGAAGCAAAGACCACTATTGATCGTGCCATTCTTTTAGGAGGTCAGGCACTAGCGAATGCATGGGGCTCAACCTCAAGCGGTAATCAATTCAAATACACAGAGAAAAAGGTGGACCATGATAACGGTACTGAGATTTCTATCGCATGGATGAATGGTCTTAAAAAGATCCGCTTTGCTGATAAAAATGGGCGTATCAATGACCATGGTGTGATTGCACTCGATACAGCTGTCACGCTGTAATTCATTCACAAAATATGCGTGATGATATCTCGCATTTATACAGAGAGATTTGTTATGGCTAAAGTCATCGCACAAACCATGCGAGATACTGTGTATGCAGGTGCGGCAGGTAATTTAAGTATTGCCTTTGGTAAAGTGGATTTAAAAGCAGCAGTCATTGGTACTGAAATTGAAACGCTTGAATTGCCGATTGGCTTAGAGGTTGTAGGTGTTCGAGTCGCAACAGAATCAGGTTTAGGTGCTGGTGTGAAACTGGATATTAAATTAAACAACAACGTTATTGTATCTGCAGTAAATGTTGCTGTTAAAGGGTCGGTTGCTATCCCTATTCAACCACTTTATCTATTCGAGAAAACAGTGCTTACGGCTGTGGTTAAAGGAACGATAGCAACGGGATCCGTGTCGATTATGCCTGAGTATGTGTCTGTTGGTTTTTAACTATCAAGTAAACAATGATAAGCGCTCTTTTATGGGCGCTTTTTTATGGGGATAACCATGTCAAAGATTACCATTGCCTATATTGGTGATAAGCCATTTAAGAAAGACACAATCACCGGTTCCTTATTGATATTTCCGCAAAATAAGCCAGTAGATGTAGAAGCTGATGTTGCTTACATGCTGCTGCAATATCCAAAAGTATGGGTACGAGAAGAGCAGGTTGAACTGATTCAATCTGAGTTAAAGATAGAAGCTGATGATAAAGAACAACAAGAACTTGAACGACAAGCGCAGTTCGCGGCAGAGGTTTACGCTAATAGCATGGAGGTTGAACTGACAGGCCAGTCTATTGATTTATCAAAGATGACGTCAGCAAAATTAGCCACATTGATTGAAGCCAATGACCTTGATATTGAGGCTAAAGGATCTCAGGAGTCTGTTGACGATTTCCGATTACGCGTCCGAAATACTATTCGAGGGTAGATAAATGGTACCAGTATCTGATTTTCTACCCACATTACGTATGTTAGTTGATGTTCCTGTTCCTGGCCTGATGGAGATGACCATTGTTAAAGCGGCACAACGGTTTTGTCGTGAAAGCAAAGTGATAGTTAAAACGCGTCAGTTTGGTGAAGTGTTTGATTGTCAGTCTGTATCAGTGATTGGTATTGGAACACCACAATTAAAAGGCGCTGGTATCGTTAGTGTCGCAAGCAAAGATCACCTTTTATTAGCGGGATATGATTATACGGTTGTGGATCGAGGAGAGATTAAATTTACGGGAAACTTTAGTGATGTCGCCATTATTGGAGTCGTAGAGCCGACAATTAATGCAGATCAACTTCCAAAAGTATTATTACATGACTATGTTGATGGTATCTGTGCTGGCGCAGCGAATCTATTGCAATTGCAGCCAACAACAGCGTGGTTCAATCCAGACCTTGCACAATACAATCATCGCGAGTTCGTACAAGCAATTCGTGATGCCTCTCGGTACGCCTTAGAAAACACCCCAGCACTTGAAGTCAATAATCAAACTCGTAAGCGAGAATATATTTAATGTCTATTAAAGTGAGTGACTTAATTGAGCAGGTTGCTGAGTTACTTGTTGATAAAGGTAATGTGCGTTGGTCTCAGTCTGAGTTGATTAATTATATCAATGATGCTTTAGCCGCAATCATTATGAGGCGACCAAGTATTACTGCAGCAGATAGCGTCATTAGTGTAACCAATAACCCTGTAGTTTTACCAAATGATGCTTATTCCTTACTGACAGTAGAAAAAATTGGTGATTATCAAGGCCAATACACGCCAATTGAAACACTTAATCGATTTTATCCAATGTGGCGAACCCAAACTGGAATAGCGCAATGTTGGACAAAACATGACGATGAACTGTTACGTTTTTGGATATTTCCTGCACCACAAGAGCCGATTAATGTTGAGGTTATATATAGCAAGGTTATTACTGTTAAGGCACAAACAGACGTTATCCCTCTAACATCTGTTTACGTTGGCATCTTGATTGATTTTGTTCTTTTTCGTGCTTTTGGGAAAGATGCTGAGAATGCCAGCGAAGAGAGTAAGTCATTAATGCATTTTCAATTATTTGCTGTCGCTATGGGGGATAAAAGCGCTACGGATAAAGCTAAATATACAGCTCGTAAACAATCAACTTTGGAGTAAGTGAATGATTGTCGAAGGTGTTTTACGTGATTTGACTGGGCAAATAATCTCGCAAGGGCTTATCCAAATCATAGCTACAGTAACAAGTAACCATGTACTAAAAGGCTCCAATGCCCATATTAAATGCGATAGCAATGGTGCCTATTCGTTTGAGTTATTAAATGGCAGTTACAAGTTATATGCTCAGCCTAGCCGATGCAGTGACCTTGAATACTTAGGCGAAACGGTTATTACGACTGACACCGTTAATGGTGATCTAAATAGCATTGCAGGTATAACAAGACCTGTTTTACCACCACAAGTACAGAGAGCAGTAGATGCTGCAACTCAATCAGTTTTATCTGCAATACAAGCAGAAGCAGAGAAGGAGAAACTCCTTGTTGTTGCTGAAATAGTTAAGGCACAAGTAAGTCAAGTTACAGATAAAGCCCTTCAAGCAAGTAATTTCTCTCAACACGCAAGTGATAACGCAAATGACGCTAACGTTGCAAAGCTTGCAGCAGTGGCGGCAAAAGATGAATCACAGAAGTATGCCATTCAATCAGCTAATCATAAAACAATAATAGAAAGTATAAAAAACGATATTGTCGAAATTAATCTAAAAACTGAATTACATGCAAATAGCGCACATTTAAGTGGAAAACTGGCTGTTTCAGCACAAAAGGAAGCCTTCATTAGCGCTAAAAATGCAGCCTCTCAATCTCAGCAATCGTTTAAAGCTGCAATTGAAGCACAAGATTATAAAAAAGCAGCGAGTGGATATGCAGATAAAGCAGAACAATCACTTACTTCAACGGCTGGTGTTCTTGACAGCATTAACGTAGAAGTCGCAAAAGCGCAAAGGCATAGTCAAAACGCACGAGTTCAAGCCGTTATTTCAAGTAAAGCTAAAGAGTCCGCTACCAAAGCTCAGATTAATAGTAATACAGCGGCTGCAGAGTTAATGCGCTTGGAAGTCCTAGTTGATCAAGCTCTCGATAATATTATTGCTACTGGTAAGTTAGCGACTGAAAGCATTGAGAAGACCAAGAATAATAGGCATGGCGCAGATTTGGCCGCGAAAGAAGCGGCTAAATCAAGTCAGCAAGCATATGAGACGCGAAAATATGTGACACAAAAAGTACAGATGGCTGAGCAGTATGAAGAATTGGCAAAAGATTCCAGTATTAATGCGGCGAATGCTCAAAAAGGTTCTCAACAATTTAAACAAGAATCACAGCATTATAGTGAAAAGTCCATTATTGCCAGCCAACAAGCTGAATATGACGCTATTCGTGCGGAAAAAGCACAAGAATTATCTTTTGAGTCTGCAGGTCTTGCTTCCAAGGTTGTTGATGCAACTAGATTAACTGTTGTTGGTGTAGCAAAAGATTTAATTACGACACAGAAGATTGTCATTTCATTTCACCCAATTAACTGAGGTATTTCTGTGATGGATAAACCTGGAGATCTGCTTGTTTTTGCTGTTGGTGAATTAACACAAGAAACAACCAAATTGTTGCAAGAGTATCGTAATGCAAAGGTCAGTATTGATGGCAAAGTCCAGTTAGTTCTGACAACAGCCGTTGATGTGGGACTAAGTGAAGATAATTCAAAGAGTAGTCAATTAGCAGCAGCCACTAGTGCTAATGAAGCGAAGATTCACGCTGATAATTCAAAGAGTAGCCAATTAGCAGCAGCCACTAGTGCTAATGAAGCGAAGGTTCACGTTGATAATTCAAAGAGTAGCCAATTAGCAGCAGCCACTAGTGCTAATGAAGCGAAGGTTCACGTTGATAATTCAAAGGACAGCCAGTTAGCAGCAGCCACTAGTGCTAATGAAGCGAAGGTTCACGTTGATAATTCAAAGAGTAGCCAATTAGCAGCAGCCACTAGCGCTAATGAAGCGAAGGTTCAAGCAGATAAGGCGCTTACTATTGTAGGTGGTGCCATTAGTCATACGCCGAACTCACGTATGAAACAGCTCATGGATGATAATGGTAATTTTAACACGATGGTGTCTATTCCTTGCTTTACTTTTGATGAGATAAATATGACTGGTTTGATAGGTAGAGGTGTTCATCCTGCTTTTTTACGACAAGATGGGTCGACTATCCCCGAAATCTGGATAGGAGCTTTTACTGCTTCGAATAAATCAGACAATGTGATTGTGCAAAGCGATGTTGAGCCATGGCATACCATTAACTACGATGACGCGAAAGCTAAGTGTGTAGCCATGGGTAATGGCTGGCATATGATGACAGCTATGGAATGGTCAGCGATCGCACTTTGGTGTTTAGCGAATGATTTTCAGCCTAATGGCAATACACAATATGGTCGATCTCATGCAAAAAAAATTGAGTTTTGTAAGAGGGTCGATGGAGATATACCTAATACGCGTAATAAAGCTTCCCTCGGAACTTGTGGTTCAGGACCTAATTCATGGCGACATGATAACACGCCATTTGGGATCAGTGATTTGAACGGTAATCTATGGGAATGGATTGATGGGTTTAAACTTGTGGATAATGAATTTTACGTTTCAAGTTATTCTGGTCAACCAGAGTCTGAGTGGGAAGTAACCAATATAGGTTTTATTGGTAACAGTGGTAATAACTGGGCAGATTATCAACTTACAGGTACAAGCGAAACACTTAAGCAGATGTTGATTGAAAGTGCGGAAGCGACAAAAAAACTTAAAGGTAGACTTGTTTATAAAACAACTGGAGAACGAATTCCTTTCAAAGGTGGCACTTGGCAAAGTGCTTCTAAGGGTGGCTTGGGTGCACTTAATCTCCAATACCATCGTACATCTAAGTATAATGATATTGGTTTTCGTCCTGTTTTTATCGCGGATTAATCGGTTTTTATGCTAATAGATATCCCTCTTATGCGTGGAGAAGTGCCACGATTGAAACCGCATCTATTACCGAATGAAGCCGCTGTGATTGCTAAAGACTGTTGTTTTGAAAATGGCATTATTCGTCCGCTATTTAATGATTTGGCGATAGCGACATTGCCTATTGAGGCAAAAACATTATTTAAATATACCGATGACCATTGGTTTGTATGGAATAAACGAATAGAAGCTATTCATAATCCAATGGCTCAAGATAAATGGCAACGTGTGTATTTCTCGGGAGAAAACAAACCAAAGGTAACAGCTCAAGATATTGCGATTGGTGTTGTAAGTCCAGCTGCTAGCTATGACTTAGGCGTGCCTGCACCAAGTTCTGCACCTGTAATCAACCGGATAGATAGTTCAACGGGCAGTGAGCCTGAAGAAGGACAGCCTGACATCTTTGATGATGAAACGCGATTCTATATTCAAACGTTCGTGACACGTTTTGGGGAGGAAGGTGCACCATCAAAACCGAGTACTGAGTTATTAGTAGAAAAGCCAGGTTCTACTGTTTATGTCGGTCTATCTCGCTTGAACACTAATACAAATAATATCACACATACTCGTTTATATAGGACGGTTACAAGTAGTGTGGGGGCTGAGTATATGCTTGTGGCTGAACTTCCAATTGCACAGGTAGAATATGCTGATAGCGCTAAAACACTGAATGCTCCGATTGTTGAAACGTGGGATTACGATGTTCCGGATGAAAAAATGCGTGGGCTTTGCGTGATGGCCAACGGAATTTGTGCGGGCTTTGCTGGTAATGAAGTTATGTTCTCGGAAGCCTTTTTACCTTACGTCTGGCCTAAACAATATCGAGGAACAACAGAGCATCAGATAGTGGGTATTGCAGCTATTGGTACGAGCTTAGTGGTTGTTACTAAAGGATATCCGTATATATTTGGTGGCGTGACACCCAGTGCGATTAATGGTACCAAAATAGGCAGTGAACAGTCTTGTGTGAGTAAAGAGTCAATAGTTGTCGTTAATGGTACGGTAATTTATGCATCTCCTGATGGGCTTATTGCCATTGGCTCTGATGGCGCAATAACGATTACAGATCAGCTAATGACGCGAAGACAATGGCAAACCAAGATACCTCATACGATAAAAGCATGGGCTTCTGAAGGGATGTATATTGCTTTGTATGAGGGTGGTGGTTTTATCTTCGATCCTGTATCTCAAGACTTTCGTGAACTATCAAATCGTTGGGATTGTGCTTATGAAGATTTAGAACGAGATCAATTGGTGATAGTTCAAGGTAATGAAATGTGCTTTTGGCAAGGAGGCGACAGCTACTTATCAGGACTATGGCGTAGTAAAGTTTTCCAATTACCCGTGGATTCATTAATGTCATGCGCCCGTGTGGTATCAACTGAAATTAACCAGCTGTCCTTGAAGATTTTTGGTGATGGTCAGTTGGTATACTCTTTAAACAAAGGTGAGGTTCCTCATAACGGTTTTCGGTTACCGGCTATTCGCGCAACAAATTGGCAAATTGAAGTCAGTGGTCGTGCTGAAGTTGAACGCTTGATGGTGGCCAGTTCTATGCAGGAGCTAATGTAATGGTTTCCCCAAAGAATAATATAAAGTCAGGTTTTCGTGGTGGGCGTGATAGCGCGGCAATACAAGAAAACATTGAGTTATTAACTGGGCAACGAGGTAATGGATTAGATCGCGCAATCACGATGCGTGAACTTGCTAGTTTGGGCTTAATTAATGTTACTAGGAATAGTAACGGAGCTGTAACCCCTAGGCCGAAACCACCCGTAATTCCGGATGGTAAGCCAATACAACGGCCTCATTCTCCTGTTGGTTTTGCTGCTTTAGGTGGGTTTGGTGCCATTATGTTGGAATGGGAAAATCCAACCTTTTATGGTTTTTCTTTTGCTGAGCTGTGGCGAGCAGCACCTAATGCCGATGGCTCAGCTCCGTACTTAGAACAAGCAGTACTTATTGCGACAACGCCAGCGACGGTGTTTGGTGATATTGTCAATCCTGGCTCTACATACTATTACTGGTGTCGGTTCGTTAATATTAATAATATTGCAGGGCCATATAATAATGTTGATGGGGTAAAGGTTTCTACCAGTCCTAATATTAGTGACATTATTGATGATATTGGCGAACAGATGAAAAAATCTTATCTAATTCAAGAATTGGAAAAGGATATATCTGAAGGAGATAAAGCAGCTAATACTGCGATTGAATTAGCAAAGAAAGAATTAGTTGATGCAGATAATTTAATAAATGCAAGCATAGGTCGTTTAAAAACAACTGTTTCAAATTCGGATAGTGCATTGGCAAAACGTATTGATGGTTTAGCGGCACAATGGAAATCTGATGATAAAAAAATCCTAACTGTGGCTAAAGGCGATATTACTCGCGTTCAAAAGATTTTAACAAATAAAGATAATGCATTAGCTAGTGATATCTTGAAAATTGAAGCGGCTTATAAAAAAGGAGATAACGCATTAACTGGTGCAATTACTGCGCTCAATAATGTAACGGCTGAACGTGACAGAGTGGTCTCTAAAAAGGTTGATACGGTTCGATCGAGTCTTAATAATGTTACTGCGACTGTTCAGCAAAATAGCCAATCTATCAGTTCTCTTAATCAGAATGGCTCGATTGCACATAAAGCAATGTGGAATACCAAGGCGAAAGCCGGCGATATTAAAGCGGGAATTGGTCTTTTAGCTAAATCTGATGGTACGAGCCAAGTTGCTATTTCTGCTTCTCAATTTTTTGTCTTTGACCCTAATATTTCCAATAAAAAAATTCAGCCTCTTTTTGCTATCGATAAAGGTAAGGTAATAATACCTAAGGCCTTTATTGAAAAGGCAACTATTCAAATATTAAATGCACAGACTATTGTTGCTGATAGGGTTAAAGCTGGCATTAGCATTAACTCTCCAGTTATTAACGGTGGGCAGGTGACTGGTGGGTGGGCAGGGTTTGGTTCAGGTGGTCCATATGCTGGTTACCACACGAATATTAGTTCAAATGGAACGCTACAAACAGATCGTTTATATGCCAACAAAGGTGAACTGAGAAACATAAAGATACACAAAGATTGCCAGATTTTAGGAAAACTTACTGTAAACCAGATCGAAGGGGATATATTTAAGCGGTATATTGTGAATAAAGCATACAATGGAAAGTTCTCAGCGACACCTTCAACAAGCAAAAGTTTTAAGCGAGTATTATCAATTACTATAGAGCCTGCGGATATTATTAGAACGTTAGTAATCCCAACAGTTACGTGTTACGTGTGGAGGGTACATAGGGTGTGCTATGCACGTTGTAATGGTCAGTCCTATCCTGTAGATATTAGACATGAAGGGAACACCAAGCACGTCTATATTGATGCACTAGTGCCAATCCCTGCTTCATCAAGAAAGCAAACAGTCGTAGTTGAAATAGCGTGTTGGACGTCTGGATCCACATCAAGGGCTGAATGGAGTATATCTCAACAAAAGTTGCACGTTGAATTATTTAAAAGTCAGACAATATCAGCATAGGTGTTTATTGATATTCATTAAAGCAGTCTGGAAAGATTATCGAGAGAAACTACTACTGATCATTCAAGCGACTGAAAAGCGTAATTCTCACACATTCAGTGATGAAATAGATAAGGCTCTATCTTTTGATAGGGCCTTTTTATTTATTGGAGAAGATGGTTTTTTTGTACTGCAGCCGTTGTCTGAAAATGGCGTAGTGACAGTGAATGTGATGTTTGCCTTTGACTGGGGTGGCAATGCGATTGAACGTTATCAGGCATCTATTGAGCAGTTGTCTCGTGAAATTGGCGCAACAGGATTAGAGTTATATACCGTTGTTAAAGGTCTGGTTCCTTTGCTTAAACAACAACACTGGCAATTAACCAATAACGATAGAATTATGCGTTTTATCAAACCATTATAGGAGTTGATATGGGTGGTGGAGGCAAAAATAAAGTACAAGAGACAACAGCACAAAAATCAGCAGCAGAGGTCGCTAATCGTCAATGGAGCGTTTATCAAAACGATTTAAAAGGTTTTGAAGACAACTTTATTCAACGTGTTGATAATTATAATTCATCACAAAATATGGCTAAAACTAAACAAGATACTGACTTAGCTTATGCCAAGAGTTTTAGTGATTCTCGCAGTGCAGCAGATAAACAATTAACGGCTTCTGGTATTGATCCAAGTAGTAGTAAATATCAGCAAGCGATGGCTGATATATCGACTGAGCAAGCAATAGAACAAGCTGATACGGTTAATCGTGCTCAAACAGCAGAGCAAGATAAGCATATGGCAGGTTTACAGGATGTTACTGCTATTGGCGCGGGGCAAAAATCAGAGTCATTAGCCAGCATGGGCAATATTGCTACCTCAAGTATGCGTAAAGCAGCGTTTGATGCTCAAAACGCATTCAATAGACGATCTGCAAAGAATCAATTAATCGGTACAGTTGCTGGTGCTGGAGTCTCTGCTGGTTTGCGGGGGGGCGGTTCTATGTCATCAGGCTCCAGTATGGATGGCATATCAACGATGAAATCACGGCCTACCTATGATCATGAAACTAACTCATTTGGCACCATGCTTTCTTAAGGAGTAAATGATGGGGATAGCAGCAGATACCTATGCAGATTTAACTCGAAAGATGTATGAAGATTGGGAGCAGCGATTTTATCCGAAGCAAAAAGAGCTATTGGAAAAGGCATCAACAGGTCAACTTGCATCAGAGCAACTTTCTCGTGTTGATGAGAATTTACGAGGCTCATTACGAGCGTCTACTCAGTCAAACGCTAATAGGATGGCAAGGTTTGGTGTCACAGCGGATCAAAATACGAGTGGTGATGCTCGGCAGGCTCTTGGGATAGCAGGAACAAAGAATGCTGTGCGTAAACATGCAGAAGAAAGGTCAATGTCGATTTTGTCTGGCGCAAATATGGGATTGCGCCAAAAAATGAATGTGGGCGGAGGGATGTAATGTCATACAGTATTTTATCTTTAGGTAATGATACGCGTAAGCAAGCAATGTCAGGTTTGCGTAGTGCAGCCGATCGCGAAGAACATCTGGAAAGTACAAATAAACAACTCAAAACAGCTAAACGAACACAAACGATGGGAGCTATTGGAACAGGTGCTGCAATAGGTACTTCTATTATGCCTGGTATTGGTACGGCCATCGGTGCTGTGGGTGGTTTGATTATTGGTGAATTATTTTAAGGTGTGCCTATGAGTTTAGATACACGTGGGTTTATGGATGGGGCATTACGTGGTTTTGATTTAATGGAACGACGTTATGATCGCCAAGATAGAAAAGAAGATAGACAACGTAGTTTACGTCAAGCTGATGAAGATAGAGCTGAAAATAAACGCCGATATACAGATAGTGTGGAACGACAGAGTCGACTTGATTCAACAAATGAAGAACGTTATCAGGCGGCACAAGTAAAAGATGAACACCGTTACAAAGATCAATTGGCACGACAAAAGCGAATAGAAAACCGTAGCGATGCTGCAGATCAATCTCGTCTTGAATATAACAATACTCGTACTTCACAGCTGAAGCGTCAGCAATTTCTTAGTGATAACTCGGTGCTATTGGATGCCGGTTGGCAGAAGTTTCAGAAAACGGGTGAACTTGATGAAATTTTTGATGATCCCAATGTAAAAGGTGGAGCATACGATATTCGTCGTTATACACCCCAATTATTAACATCATTTAAAAATATCGAAACTAATATGCCCAAAGTACTCTCTGGTGAGCTGAGTGCTGATAATTTGGTGGATGATTTAGATGTTATCTATCGACCGAATTTGAATGCCGCTGTAGGGACTAAAGAGGCGTCAGGGAAAGTTATTGCTTCAACTAAACTTGCTCGAGTTACTCAACAAGCTGATATTGATCCAAATCGAGAAGGCGATCAACCAGGTTTGGTACTTGGCATGGAAGTATTCTATGAGGATGGGAGTTCTGGAGGGGTTCGACCTGTTACTCAAAATCGTTCTACTGATAAAAATGATGCTGTAATGGTGATCCCACTTGAATCTGCAATGAAGGATTTAACGGGGCAGATGAATATGGCACGTAAAGTATCATCCTCTCAGTATTATAATAAGTTGTTTAAGCCTCAGGACAGTAAAGCATCAATTGAATTTCAAAAAGAATACCGTAAGGCTGTGAATGATGTTTATAGCAATAGTGAAAATGCTAAAGCTAAGTTAATAGAGAGTGCTGGTGGAATGATGACACCTGAACTTCAGCAGCAAATGGATAGTCTTGATGAACAAGTAAAAACACGATTAGAGCAGGTTGATGCGCTTTATAATAAGCAGGGGAATGATGGTCAAAACACTCAAATTTCTGCTTCTCAGCCTGCTTATAAAACATGGGCAACAGATAGTCAAAAATTAGCATTTATTGATGCGTTAGCTAAACGTGGCGAAGATCTATCAAAGGCAACACCAGAAGTGCTTGATGCAGCGTATACCTCGTTAATGAATAATAAAAAACAAGAACAGTTTGCCACTGATGCTGAATCATTGCGGATGCGGTATTACCAATCGGTGCAATAATATTGTCTTGGGTTTGCTCGATGTCAAAATTAGTGATTGGAGCTATCCAACTTAAGGATTACAGAAAGCGGTAACAACCTAATTCATCATTGATGGCAGTATCTCGTTGCTGGCCAAAACTTAGCGCATACTGACTACATTATGGAAAACTACACCTGAACCACTGCACCGAAAGGCGCGGTGGTTTTTTTATGCCATTTTTATGAGGTTTACATGAGCGAAAGATTATTAGGCAACGATATTGATCCTAAAGCGACTGTTCAAGCGCAAACGGATATGACAAATACTGGTGGAGACTATGAGTTACCTGAGGGTTTTTCGTTAGCTAATTTTCAGCCTCGTGATGTGAAAAATCATGAAGTAAGTTTATTCGATGGCGCAAAATCTTTTGTGAGTGGAGGCTTGCGCTCTTTAGAGGGGGCATCTGAAGCACAAGGGCAGGTGTTGAATGTGTTAAATGACAAGGCAAACGCTAATGATGGATGGATATCTAGCGTTGCCTCTGCTGCACAAGACATACCTGTAGTTAGAGCCGCAATGGCAACTACACCTTATATAAAAAACGTATTAGCTTCAGCTGCAAATACTGTAGAAGACAGCTTAAGCGATGATGCAAAAGCTGCTGCGAGTGAGTCACTTGCATGGCGAGAAGGAGATAACTGGAGAGTATCAACTGATCCTGCTGTATGGGGGATCCAATTTAGTAAATCTATGGGTTATATGTTGCCAACTATTGCAACTGCATTTTCAACAGGAGGTGTATCAGCGAGTGCATTATTGCCTAATATCACTAATGCGATGATTCGCTCTGGGGCAAGTGCAACGTTAGCGTCTAAAGCTGCACCTATTGCACTTAATATGCTAATGAAAGCACCAGCGGTTGGAGTCGGGATGAGTACTGATTTAGGTACTCAAGGCGTAGAGTCTAGTAATGGGGTGATAGATGCAGATCATCGTCAATTGATGGAATCACAACATTACCAAGATGCATTTATAGACATTGATAGTGATCCTAAGTACGTACATTTATCTGACGGTGAGAAGTTTGGTCTTGCTAAAGAATTTGTGAGTAATCAGGCATCTCGTGCTGCAATGACCGATGTTCGTAATGTTGCAGCAAGTGCTGCTGCGACAATGGTAGGTGATATACCATTAGCAAATGCGATGCTTAGAGGATTTAAACGTGGTGGCGGTGTTCGTGGAGCTGCGGCTGGTATAGCAAAAGGTATTGCACGTGAAGCTCCAATGGAAGCTATTCAAGGAGGAACGCAGCAGCGTGTAAGTAACGAAGTATCCAACGAGTACCAAGGCTCGAATATTGATCCTAACCAAGGTGTTGCAGAAGCTGCGGTAAGTGGCGGCTTAATGGGAACTGCCATTGGGGGAAGTATGGGGTCTATTGGTGGTTTTCGAAGTAAGTCGCAGGTAGATCCGATAACAGAAATATCTGTTGATGATAGCCCTGTATCTAAAGTGCCGATTGATTCAAATGCAGTTGATGCCTCTATTAGTGAGGATTCAGTACCAGAACAACATAACAAAATTTATCCTAATGACTTTGAAAATACATCGTCTCAAATCCGGCAACAAGAAGCAGACATCAATGAAACGGCATCAGAATTAGAAACTGAGAATGTAGTGGAATCTACGCCAGACAGTGATGTGAATCCTGATATAAATCCGGAGCTGGCCACAAGTATCTTCAATGAAGTCGATACACAAAATGATTTAGATATCCCTGCATATTTACGCCAACCAGTAAAATTGAGTGAAAAGGCTGCCAGTATTGATGAGTCTTTGCCTGCAGCTACCAAAACTGATTTAGTTGTTTCTGACTCTCGGCCTGATGTTATTTATGGTCATGATAAGCGGACAACACAGGATCCAACTATTTATGATAAACCAGTTGGTGAGCCTCAATTTGAAGGAGGGATCCCTAAGAATAAATTACGTCAATTAAAGTATTTGGCCAATCGGCGTAATGCAAAAATCCCATTAGCCTTACAGCCACTGAAAGGTTCTGGGCGTTTCACTCGTCCTGAATATCGCAGTCGCTTAGTCTCTATTGCTGATGAAGCAATCTCATTAGGTAATAGTAAAAGTGTCAATGTACAGGTTGATTCAATATCAGACGCAATCACCAAACTAGGAGGTGTAAGTCGTACATCGGCACAAGCTGATGGTATTGATTCTGCAGCTTTCAAACGTAATAAGCTGTTTCCTGCCACAAAGGGACGTACTTTTGATGAGTTAGCTGAAGTGCTGAATGAACATGGATATAGAGCGCGTGATGGCGGTAAGTTAGACGCTAATGCAGTGCTTGATCTTGTTGACGGTGAGGTTAATAACAATGAGCGTCACTTTAGCAGTCAATCAGATATGTTAACGGAAACCGATCACGGTTCGGCTTTTAATGAATTGGTCCGTGAGTATGGTGCTAAACGTGTTAAAACGGCAATAAGTAAGGCCTTGCAAGGTAACCGCTTAGGTGATCGACAGGCTGAAATTGTCAATGAGGCAATGGATGTTATTGAAACAGGGCGTATTGAACAAGCAGGTGGAATTGAAGCTCGTCATGGCGAGCGAGATAGTCGCCGTGAAGCTCGAGCTTTGAGGCAAAAGAAACAGTTAGAGAAAACTCATAATGAGTTGGGGCTACCTAAAAAGGTGGAACCCGATAATTCTGTCAATATTGAGAGAGAATATAATGAGACGGTTGAAGCTGTACTAGATAATTCGATTAAACAAGCAACGATAGCTAATCCCATAGAAACAGAGTCATTAATATATCGTTATGAGACAGGCCAAATTACGACTGCAGACTTAATATCACGTTTAGGAGAGCTTGATTATGCCGATAAACAAAAACTCAACAGCATGGAAGACACTCAATCAACTTCCAAAAGAAAGGATCCTACAAGCGTTGAAGAACGGGCTAGAGAAAGGGAAACGCCTTCGCCAAAAGAATCAGAATCAACAAGAATTAATAGTGACAGAGTCGGAACCGATGATGTTAAAAAACCAAAGCATGAGCAAAGAAGAGAACCTAAATCAAAAATAACATCTACTGATGACCATCGTTCGATGCTGTATTCACAGCAGGCGTTAAGCAGTTCAAATACTACAACGAAGGGAATACCCTTAAAGCAAGCTGAGTTGGCCGTTAAATCATGGTTACGCCAGTACAATGGCGGTGCTGGTGTTTCAGTAAATGTAGTCAAAACTCAAGCAGATGCTGAACAGATATTAGGTACTTCATTTAACGATTATAAGGTGAATGCATTTTATGATGAAGTTACTGCATCAGTTGTTGTAGTGGCAGATAACATTGCAAATACCAAAGATCTCCGTCAAAAGTTGCGCCACGAAATTTTAGTTCATCACGGCTTACGTGCTGTTGTTGGTGACACGGAGTATGGACGTATCCTAAAAACAGTATATTCAGGTCTCGGCTCTAAGCATTTAAAATCAATGGTTGCAGAACTAGAGCAAAGCTATAGCAGAGAAAACTTAAATAACTTTGTCGAAGAAGTGTTGGCACATGTAGCGGAGAATGAACGTAATAAGTCCCAACAGTGGTATGACAGAGTCATGGCAGTGATTGCTACCGCATTACGTAAAGTCGGTCTAATGTCAGCATCTGATATAACTAAAGTTGAATTGCATAATATTGTACAAACATTAACAGACCGAATTAAGTCGGTAAATGAATGGGGACCAGATAGTTCACCACCAGGTAATGATAGTAATGGGCACATATCACGCACGAAGTTCAGTCGTACGGTTTTCACAAATAATCAATCATCATCAGCATTTCTTGATGCTGTAGAAAAAGCACGCTCGCATATAAAAGGACCAGCTTCTGATGTTGCTGCTGGTGGCTTTGATATCCCCACTGAAAATATCAAATCAACTATCGTCCGTAATTTAGCGGATAAGTTTCAAGTCCTCAAAGAGCTACAACGCAATATTGTAAAAGCTGATGGTAAAATTACAGAAGATAGTGATACTTACCTTGCAGAAGAACTCTTTCATGGGAAGGCTGAAAATGATTTGCGGATCATGAAAGATGCTTTTGTGAAGCCATTAGCCAATAAAATGGCTCAATATGATATAAGCCAAACAGAGCTTGATGAATACCTGATAGCTCGTCATGCCCAAGAGCGTAATACTTATATTGCATCAATTAATGCTAAGTTTTCTGACGGTGGCTCGGGTATGAGCAATGCAGATGCTCAAAGTAAACTTGATGAAATTAGAAATAGCAGTAAGCAAAAACATTATGATGAGTTAGCACATATTGTGGATGCGATGATAGCACGTCAGCGTGATATGTTACGTGATAGTGGTTTGGAATCAGATGCGGTGATTGATAGCTGGCAATCTCACTACAAGCACTATGTGCCCTTAAAGGGGATAGCAAAAGATGAGTCATCATTACCACGCACAGGTAAAGGTTTTAGTATTGGTGGTAAAGAAGCTAAAAATGCCATGGGTCGAAAATCCATAGCTGAATCACCAAGCAGCCATGCTATCTCTGATTTAACAGAAAAACTTATCCGAGCCCGTAAAAACGAAGTGGGAAATGCACTGCTTAAGTTAGTGAAAGATAATCCTTCTGATGATTACTGGCAGGTTTTTAGCAGTGATAAACCAGACACATCGCCACAAATTATTGAGCGTAAGAACTCAAAAACGGGTCAAAAGGAAAAGATTGTTGAGGATCGTCCTGTACCTATGTCCATGATGCCGGATTACTACTTTCCAACAAAGAAAGATGGCAAGGTCTATTACATAAAATTGCATGATAAACGATTGATGAAAGCAATGAAGAATATCGGGCCAGACAATAGTAATGGCATTATTCGAGCTATGGCTACGTTTAATAGATTTCTTGCTTCAGTAAATACCAGCTACAACCCTGAATTTGTTGTAGGGAACTTTGCACGTGATATTCAAACTGCGTTCTTAAATCTATCTGCAGAGCAAACGCGCGATGACGGTAAGATCAAAGGTAAGAATATTGCTAAGAAGGTGATAGTTGATATTAAGCATGCAATGCCTGCGGTATATGCTTCATTGAATGATAAGTCCTCTAAAACGCCTAGTGGGCGTGAATGGCAGAATTATTTTAATGAATTTATGGAAGATGGAGGTAAAACCGGTTGGTTTGATATGAAGGATGTCGACGGCCAAGCTAAAGATATTGAACGCATGGTTGCTGTGACCAGTGGTTCAACAAAAGGTAAGGCATATAAAGCGTTTGATGCTGTTGCTGGTTTCGTTGAAAACGTTAATAGCGCTGTTGAAAATGCTGTGCGGTTATCTGCTTATGTGAACGCCCGTAAAGCAGGGATTAGTCGTAAGAAGTCAGCATCATTAGCAAAGAACATGACCGTTAATTTTAATCGTCGAGGTGAAGTAGGTACTACCTTAAATGCAATGTATATGTTTGCGAATGCTTCTATTCAAGGCACTGTAAATTTTGTGCGTACTATGGCTGATTTGAATGGCGATGGTAAGTTGAAATGGAAAAATATGAACAAGGCGCAAAAGTTGGCTACTGGTATTGTGGCTGGTTCATTCGCCTTGGCGTTTGCCAATAGAAATGCGGCTGGTGACGATGATGATGGCGAGAATTGGTATGACAAAGTACCTGATTACGTTAAAGAACGTAATTTTGTGATCATGAAATCATTAGTAGGGGGAAAGCAAGATGGTTCTTACTGGTCAATTCCAATGCCTTATGGATACAACGTATTTTCAGTCTTGGGTTCAAGCGTTGAATCTGTCATGAATAGTGACAGTGTCACCCCTGTGAAAGCAGCAGGAGACTTAGTCATGGCTGCACTTGGCGCTTTTTCACCTATAGGTATGAGTGAATCTCATACCATAACGGGAGCTGTTCTTAAAAATGCTTTACCAACTATAGGTAAGCCTTTTGCTGAGCTTGGATTAAATGAAAACTTCTTTGGTGGTCAGATTTATAAAGAGAACATGCCATTTGGTACACCTCAGCCTAATAGTTCTATAAGTAAACGGGGTACATCCGATCACTATAAAGACTTCGCAAAATGGCTGAATCAAGTCTCAGGTGGTAGTACATATCGATCTGGGGTATTAGATTTTAGCCCAGATGCAATGCAGTATATTGTTGGTTATATGGGCGGTGCTGCATTTCGGTTTACAAGTGTAAAGGTTCCTGGATTAGTTGATAAAGTGACGAACGATAATGTTGAAGATAGTCAGGTCGCTTTTTTAAGTCGTATATCTGGTCGAGTAATGCCATATGCAGATCAAAGTAAGTTTTATGATCGCCGTGATGAATTACTGCAGATAAGAGATGAATCTAAGATAACGTTTGGCACTAAGCGTAAGAACTTTTTAGGCACTTATGGTAAAAAACTGCGATTACTTCCTATGCTGAAGGTAACTGAAAATCAGCTTAAAGCGTTACGCAAACGTCGTAATGCTATTTATGCCCTCAACATCTCATCTAAAGATAAAGATTTACGTTTGAAGAACATTGAACGTCAGATGAAAACAGTAATAGATCGGTTTAATCGTCAATATAATGCTTAGAAAGTTGGCCTAATCAAATTGAGTAAAACCCAGTTAAAAGTTCTGCAGTCGATTATGCCTGGTGAAAAGGTAACAGCAGAACAGATTGCCGAGCGTTGTGAGTTGTCCTGTTCGTGGGCGAGTACTTTGTTGAAGACGGTTTGGGAAAGAGGGTATTTAAGCAGAGCCGCCTTCATGAGAGAAGGCGGTGGAGTGATTTATTATTATATATTAATTTAATTCGGTTTTAGTATTAATGATTGGTGAATTATCTTCTTTAGATAAAAAATGTTTTTGTATGAAAAATAAAGCAATATCTAATGCTATATATATAAAAGTATAAATAATAAACGTGTGGATATTAATATCAGTTTTGACGCCTTCACCATAATAACTTGATAGTCGAAAGGTAATTAAGATAATGCTAAGGCTAATTAATAGTTTAAAAATTGTGCTGAGCGCATTACTAAAAGTGATTACTACTGCTCTAGTATTTTGTTTTAATTCTTTTTTTAATTTATCTTCTGATATTATAGTTCTTTTATTTTGAAAGTTAACAATACTATCACTCATATCATATGTAATAAATGCGATAGAACCTGTTATTAAAATATATATGACCTTATGAAGATCTAATGAAGATATTAGAATATCTATTATAAATAGTATTGATGGTGGGAGTTCTCCTTCATTTGGTATCAAATGAAAATTTATTATCAAGATGGATATTACAAGTGCAGGTAGAAATAATTTCCATAATACGTTTAAATGGTCTTTTGCTGAATGTCTAATAAACATAGATAGCAATATACCCGACACAAATGAAATTATGCATCTTAATGTTCTTATAATTAAATTCATACAATATTATTCTTAGTTTTAGTTAGTGAATAAAGTGTTTTATTCTTTATTCATGATAAGCGGCGGTTGAATATGATGTCAATCATCTGTTCTAGATATCTTGGTTTGACCAGTGTGAATATTGAATATATATAATAGGTTATGATTATAATTAGGTTCTTCTAAATACCTACAATGCTCAAACGAGTCCAACTCTCGGGAAATAAAAATTTTTCGGCTCTCTTAGCCACCACCACCGAGGTTGGTGATTTAGACCATTTTCGGTGGTGGAGGGCAGAGCGTGATGCGTAACGCTAATTTGTATGCTTGGGTTTAATGATAAATACTTTTATTGCTTTATTGTAAGCGTATATGATTTTTAGGAACGTTGGTTACAATTGATGATTTTGATAAATCTAGACTTACCACTTTATCTTGTTGACCATCTTTAAAAAGGGCATAAGCTCTGCTACCTAATTGTATAATTAGTTTCCCTTCTTTAGTTATACAACTATTTTTATCTTTTTTGGATATGATAAAGCTTGGCCATGAATTACATTGTTTTATCTCATCAGTAGCTACAAAATTCTTACCACCGCCAATATTCATTAACTTTAAAGGTATTTCTCCTACGTAACTAGATACAGGAGATAAAAACGAAGCAATCACCATAAGGAGGATTATTGCCCATGCAGGTGAATTTTGTGTGTGTTTAATTATAAGATCTGGTGTTAATTTATGATTTTCAGTTGTAGTTAATTTTATTAATTTTCTTTTTGAAAAAAAAGGAAGCATTAGTAGGTAAGTGATAAATAAATATAAGATTAG